AATAAGTATATTCTTCTCCAGATTCTTCGTCGGTTTTTGTTATTTCTGTAATATTTCTTCTAATATATACTACTTTCTTAGAAGATACTGTATCAACTATTTCTGGACTTACAGAAGATTGCGATTTAATATAATTTAGTGTCATAATAAATTCCTCCTTTTATTTATATTGTTGATGCTAAAGGCTTACAGGAAAGTGCTGTATTTAAATCCCATCCTGTCGCCGTAATTGCTGTTGCTATATGTGTCATCAAAATTCCGCATGAAGCTGGGGTATAAGCATCTCCACCAGTCATTGCGAAACTAAAAGAGCTATTATTATAATATAATCCATCACAATAATATGTGCTTGCACTCCCTCCAGAAGCTATAGAAATTAATCCATATTCTGTAAATTTCATTTTATTAATATAACCCCCAGAAGTTCCGCTTGCGGTACAATCTTCTAATTCTATATAACCTTCGCCAGTGGTATTATATCCATCAACAGTAGAACCATCAGATTGTCCATAGGTAAGTTTTATTTTCTGCTTACCATTATCATTAACCCAACCACAAGTACCTCTATATGCATTACCCCACCAGTTTTCCATACCAAATATTTTTACTCCATATGATCCTGTATCAGATCCCCAGAATAATCCTTTTGTATTCATTGTACCTGCTGTGATTGTAACTCTCGAACCTGGTGTATATCCTTTTCCGAACACCGTTTGAGAATCAGTTGATTTACTTATAAGTAGTATTAATAATCTAATCAACTGCTTATCCGAAAAGGTCTCCGAACTCCAAATAGCATCATCAGTTTTATTATTGTTTTGAGCATATAGGAAACCATTAGATATTGAAAGTGAATATGTCGCCTGACCTGATATACTTCTTAATACTCCATCAATATTAGCTCCATTATAACAAGGCATATAGCAATAATCAATTTCATTACCGTTATTATCTATATGACTCCAGCAATGATAATCATCATCTACTTTTTTATTACAAAAATAATACTCTGCTACATCATCGGATATATTTACACACTTATAGTATACTTTAGGTATTTCTACCATAGCATTACCAGCAAAATTTGCATTAGATATATCAGAAGCTGTTCCATCTTCCTTTAAAGTATAATCATTAGGATCAAGATAATATGCCACGGTTCCATCATAATTAAGCATACATGGCCTTACATTCATAAACCAAGCATCTTTCCAGTCACCATAATTAAAAGTATCTGAAGAATAATCCATATAAGCAGATTGGTAATTCTCGTTATCTTCAATATAAGTAATCATACTATCAGGATCAGATTCAGTTTGATCGATTCTAAATCCGAATAAATCATATTCTCTATATCCTGCAGAGGTTTCATTGATAGTAGCAGTATTATAGAATCCAAGCGTACTTTGAGGGAAGGCTTTATAATAGTATATATCTCCTTCTACTGGGGTTGCATCATAGTCTATATAATAAGTATCTTTATATTGACCAAATAATCTACGAGGAATTTCCATTAATAAATCTCCATCCTCTTCATTCTCTGGAACAGAACCAAGCTTCCTTCTAATAATTACTTTATCTACTATACAGAATGCTTGACCATCATATATGGTATCATTCGGTTCTTCCCATTTAAGTTTATTATAACCCAATTTAATATCATATATTGCCTTAATATAATTCATAGCATTAGGAATCATATTCACAATATAAGCATTCTCAGGACCAACAGTTGTATCAACCCAGGTCTCTAAAGTTTCATCATAATATTGAAATTTTCCATTATAAAATCTTAAATCCCCGAAGCCAGTTTCTGTTACAAAGTGAGCATCTATATCATGACCTAACTGACTTTGGATGTCTGCTAATATATTATCAAGTCTATTACCATTATCGTCTTTAATAGCTCGTGTTAATGATTTAGGATAGAGTATATACTCTTCTCCATTTATATCTAATTTAAGATTATCAATTTTAGCTTGCATAAACTAGTCCTCCTTTCTATTCTACTACAGCAAGTGGTTTACAAGATATTGAACAACCATCATTCCATTTAGCACTAGTTGCTCGTCCTGGATACATAGAGAATATTCCAGCTTTATAACCTGATGCTGCATATCCACCCATTACACAAACTCCAGATGAATTAGTATATACCATATCTGGATAATATGTTGTTGCACTACCGCCACTAGCTTCTTTAACAGTATATCCATAATTTTTAAAATTTAATTTAGTTACATAAGCGCCATTAGTCCCTATTGATGCAATTGTATCATTAATTGTAATATATCCATCACCTGTAGAGTTATAACCATCACATGTAGATCCATCATACTGCCCATATGTCAATTTTATTAAATGAGCATTAGAGGAGACTACATATCCGCTAATATATTTATTCTGATTACCCCACCAGTTTTCCATACCAAAAACTTTAACGCCAAGTTTTGATTTATCACTGCTCCCCCAGAATAAGCCTTTATCGTCCATTGTACCATTATTCATTCTAGAAGAAGTATTAGACGAATCTCCACTAATATATCCATTTCCAAATACAGTTTGAACGTCTGTAGATTTACCAATAAGCATTATTAGTAGATTTATCAACATTCTATCCGAAAATACCTCTGTTTGCCATATATTACTTCCTTCAAGATTATTAGCTAAAGCATATTGTACATGTACATCAAATGCTTTTGTATGGAGAGGGGTTAACCCACTAATACTTCTCAATATACTATTGACATTAGCCCCATTATAACAAGGCATATAACAATAATCAATTTCATTACCATTAGCATCTATGTGGCTCCAGCAATGATAATCATCATCAAGTTTTCTGCTGCTAAAATAATACTCTGCTACATCATCGGATATATTTACACACTTATAGTATACTTTAGGTATCTCTACCATAGCATTTCCAGCAAACTCAGAGTTAGCTATATCAGAAGCTGTTCCATCTTCTTTTAATGTGTAATTATTTGGATCAAGATAATATGCCACGGTTCCATCATAATTAAGCATACATGGTCTAACATTCATAAACCAAGCACCGCTATCAACTGTCCAATCACCATAATTAAAAGTATCTGCTGTATAATCCATATATGCAGATTGATATTTCTCATTATCACCTACATAAGTAATCATACTAGCAGGATCAGATTCAGTTTGATCGATTCTAAATCCGAATTCATAATAATCTTTACATAAAGCACTAGTTTCATTTAAAGTAGAATAACTATATAACTCCGTGGTACTCATCGGAAACGCTTTATAATACCATATTTCTCCAGTGCTAGGAGTAATAGCATCATCTACATAATAAGCATCTTTATATAAACCAAACTGATTTCGTCTAACTTCAATAACTAGTTCACCATCAGTTTCATTACTAGGGGCTTCACCTAGTTTACGTCTAATAATAACCTTTTCTACAAGGCACGCTGCTTGATTTTCTATTATAGTATCAGCCGGCTCTTCCCATTTTAATTTATTCCTACCTAATTTAATATCATATATTGCACTAATACTCTTCATAGTTTGAGGTATCATATTCATTACATAAACATTCTGAGGGGTAATCACAGCATCTACCCACTCAGAAGTTTCCTGATTAAAATATTGGAATACACCATCTAAGAATCTTAAATTACCATGACCTTCAGAAGTTAAGAAATCGGCTCCTATATTGGTATCTAAATACTTCTGATAATTATCAATATTGATATAGTAGCTTGGTAATCTACCACCTAATCTATCAGCATCGACTCCTTCTTCAACTTCACCAATATCTTCAGAATCATCGAGATCTACATAAGTAACTCCTTCTGGTACTGTACCAGAAGATTCACCCGAAGACTCTCCAGAAGATCCAGTTGCACCTTTAGGAATACCAAGATTTAACACTGGATTCTCTACCGTACCTGTTATTGTAGCAGTAGCTTCAGATCCAGCACTTAATGTAGTAACAGTACCTATAGTGAATGTAGGAGTCACACCGTCCTTACCATCAGCACCATCTTTACCCGCTGGACCAGTAGCTCCATCTTTACCATCAGCACCTGCAGCTCCATCCTTACCATCTTTACCCGCTGGACCAGTAGCACCTTTAGGGATACCAAGATTTAACACAGGATTTTCCGCTGTACCGGTAATTGCGACTGTAGCATCAGATCCTGATTCTAAAGTTTCTACAGTACCTATAGTAAAATTAGGTAAAGTAGCAGTTCCTTCTCCAGCTGCTCCATCGGCACCTCTAGGGATTCCAATATTCAAAACTGGGTTAGCTGCTGTACCTGTTATAGTAACAGTAGCATTAGAACCAGCTTCTAATGTTTCTACTGTACCTATTTTAATTTGTGGGGTAATACCATCTTCTCCATTTTCTCCTTTTAAAGATTCGAGCCACTGTTCTTCAGTACCATCGAATCCATTAGCTACTGCAATTTGATATGCGGATTTTCCGGCTGCTCCATCCTTACCATCAGCACCATCTTTACCTGCTGGGCCGGTAGCTCCGTCTTTTCCATCAGCACCATCTTTACCTGCTGGGCCGGTAGCTCCGTCTTTTCCATCTACACCATCTTTACCTGCTGGGCCGGTAGCTCCGTCTTTTCCATCTACACCGTCTTTACCTGCTGGACCGACGGCTCCATCTTCGCCAGTATCACCCTTAGGTATACCAAAGTTCAATATTGGACTACTATTATTACCAGTAATAGAAACAGTAGCATTAGAACCAGCTTCTAATGTTTCTATAGTGCCTATTTTAAATTCAGGTATTATTCCATTTTCAATAGGATTTTCTTCAAAATATTCATTAATTGCATCCTTAATCATTTCTTCTGAAATGACAGGTTCTTCTTTTTTCTCAGCATATAACTCAATATATCTGAGTTCAATTGTTGTAACCCATACACGTACACTATCTGTACCATCATCTACAGGGTCAAATAATAAATTGTAAGTTTTACCAGTACGAGATAAAATAAATTTTTGTCCTGGGATTTCAACTACATCAACAAGTCTACCTATAAATTCTCTATCTTCTCCTGAATATATATATTTTACTTTATAGGTATTTCCTTCAATTAAAGTAATATATTTCCTACCAATATCTGCTGATGATAAACATAATGTAACTTGCTCTGCAGATTTAGCAGAAATGCTGACTAATTCACCCATAATATTAGCCTCCTTTTTCATATATTTTAATAAAATGTTCCCCATTGCCTATACACGGCAATGGGGGATTGTTTTTAAGCTTCTTCTGTAGAAAATTCATCAATGATAAACTTCATTAAACCTTCAAGATTCTCTACCAGTGTTTTGTTGAAGTTAGAGTTACCTTCAGCAAAATCTAATGCTACAATATTTCTCAGAATATAATATGTATACTCTGCTTCATATACATCACTAAGATCAATGCCTAATCTAGAGTAATACAGATTAAGTAAGAATACTTCAATCTGAATCTCATAATCAGTACCAAGCTTTCTAAGCAAGATATCCTTGATACCTGTTACATCAGGCCACTTGAATAAATCACTCTTAGAAATTAAGAAATTAAAATCTTTCATTTCATCAGCAAACTTATTCTTTTTACGAGTCTTTACTACTCTACCGCAGTACTTTCTAGATGCAATGAATTCCTTAATAGATTTGAACTCATAAGTATCTGCAAATGTATCACGGATCTTTAAGAGCTTCTCAGCTGCTTCAGGATTAGAATCCTTAACTAATTCAGCTTTCTTTTCAAGCTCTGTTGTCATAGCTTCAAAAAGAGTATCAGCATACATATCAGACATAGTAGGAATCTCATCATAAATACCTTCTAATTCTCTATTGAAAGAATCGAAAGCATTATTCATTTCCTCATTCTGAATAAACTGTTCTACGATAAACTCTCTAGCTACTGTATTATAATGTCTTCTATCTCCACCCTGACTATGAACGACAACTTTAACTGCCTTCTTAAAGCACTCAGGTAAAGCATTATAAATACTAAACTTTTCACCAGCTTTATGTCTACGAATTACATTAAGTAATTCGAGCATATCTTCATCGGTTGCACCGAATGCATCCTTAAAAGTTTCTGTCGCTTTCTCTGTATCTTCAGCAGTTGGTACAAAAGAAAGAACACCTGTCTCAGAATCAGAACTCATTAAAAGAGTATCTTCTTCTAAAATTTCCCCAGTAGCTGTTTCAATAACACCAGCTTCTGGTAACTGCTCTCTATTAGCTTCTAAAGTTTCTACAATTTTATCAAGCTGCTTTTCTGTTAAAGTACCCTCAAGTCTTTCAGGTACAGCATCCTTAGCATTAACCTCTACAGGCGTAACACCTTCGATGTTAAGCTTTTCTGTTACATTCTTTAAATCTTCTTCATTTAATGTACTCATGTTCTGAATCCTCCATTTAATTAATTATTCTGTATAGGTGGTAACATTTCCATTCCATACTTAGCCTGTAACTCTAACCTAATACCAGTTATAATTTCAGGCATCATAAGTGGATTGTTAAAAGTTGCCACATATATATCTTTATAAAAATCACCAACTGGTGCTATAATCTGATTTAAGAAACTAGCAATCTCAGCTGGGTATAAAGAACTAATAATGACATTCAAAGGAATATCTAATCCTTTGATATAGTCTAAAGCGATATCTAAGTTACTACTAATTGTAGCAATCTTATTATCTTTATATATTTTCCTAGAGTATCCCATATCTCTATCAGTTCCTCTAGAAATTATATATTCGTATAGTCGTGTTTTCTCCGCCACTAAGTATTTAACAAAGAAACTTATAATATGTGGGAAGAAATTCGCAACTAAGAAATCATACATATAGTATGCTGCACTATAATAATCAATCTGCATATCTTCGTTAAATGCAAGACCATGATGCGAGCATAAAATGTCAATTATTTCCTGAAATGTTTGCATTCTCACAGAGTCAATATTTTGTACATCCGTAGGATAATAATATTTAATCTGCTGGAAATTCAATTCATATGAATAAACTACATTAGGGTTATTCATAGAATAAAAATTTCTTGAATTTATTTTCTCAATTATTGAGCTCATAATATAGTCACTATTAAAATGACTTAAAATAGTAGCAATCTGGTTTTCAGATACTATATTAAAAATATGATTATTTTGAGCTACACTCATATCTTTAACCTCCTATTCGGTATAATTACTACAATGTCTATAAATGGTTAAAGATGTACAGCCGATTAAATCGAGGAAGGTCAATTAAGACCTCCCTCAATTATTTTATTCACTATAGAAATTTGTATAAATATTATCAGGTAATTGATAGAATGGTGATTCTGCTAAACTATCTGCTGGAATACCTTTAGCTTCAGCCATAGCCTGTCTAGCAACTTTATTATTCATCAATTCCTGATATGCAGCCTGGTCCTTAGCCCATTCTGATCTCATCCAGTCTTCAAATAATGTACCAGCTGCTTTATGCATTTCTTTCAGCTGTTCATTAATCTCAGAACCAGATTCTATATTTTCAATTTCTTCTAAGATATCTCCATATCTTTCTTCAAAACCACCTAAGATTACTTCATCGATGTCTTCATCCGTTCTGATAGTATCCTTTTGGATTCCGAATCTAGACATAAGATCCTTACCTTCATACCATACATAAAGAGCCATAAGCATAGAGAATGTCTGGTCATCGTGAGTATTAGCTGAGTGGTCTACCCTACCATTTCTCTTAACTTCCATACCCATTAATTCATGGTATATAGTTTCGGATACGAATTTATCTTTATGATATTCAACACGTTCTCTAAGAATCTGGATAAGCAATTCTCTGACTGACTTAGTAGAGTCTAATCCGTATACCTTAGTAGGTTGTGTTTTCTTAATAATCTTAGTACCTTGCTGTCGTTCCTCTAAGACTTTATCTTTAATTTCATAATAAAGATTCTTCTTAATTGGAGAACCAACAAGTTTACCTAAAACAGATGCACCATAACCACCGTTTCGCTCGACATTGACTACTGCATTCGGCATATATTTCGATACCAATTCATAAATCAATTGAGCTAAATCGTGAGTAGGAATATAGTTACAGTTAAAGTCTGCGAATACTCTTGTAGTCCTAGAGTCTACACAAGTAACTGCAGATGAGTCTCGATTAAAGCCACCAGAAACGTCGACACCGATAATAGGTGGATATTTCAAATTAACTTCTTCGTAGATATTAAATAAGTACTTGCCTAAGAATAATACCTGTCTGATAGGTTTCTTAACAAGCTGAGAAATAATTTCAAGATCTTCTGGTCTAAACGGAGAATTTTCAACAGAGTTAGACCACTCAAGTAATACTTCTCGACGGATGTCTGTCCATTGCATACGTAAATCTCTACAGATGTCACGGAACCAAGATTCATCTCGTCCTAACTGCTGATACGTAAACTTAATATAAATAAAGTTAGACTTCGTATTAGCATCAATTAATGTCATCAACTCATTATAAGGCATATCGTACCACATTTCACTGAATGGGGTAGCAGCCTCTTTAAGCTGATAAGCTTCAATACCTTCATCTTCTGTTAAGAAGCCAGGTGTTGTTGTAATAGTAATACCATAAGGTGTTCCATTCATCTTAGCATTCATGGAAGCTGTCTTGAAGGCAGGAGCACCGTTAGTATAAATGATATTATTAAATGGAATGAATGCGTACTCATCGAACCAGATCAATGGTAATGTACGACCTCGAAGCAGGGATGCAGCTGCAACCTTATTTCTTGCAGAAGGGTATACCTTGATTCTGTTGTTATTGATAGGATGCTGTACGGATTCTACTGTATTAGGTGATCGAATAGCTTTACCTTCCATATTGAACTGCTGTTTCATTTGCAGGTATGGAGGTAATGCATCTCTGATATCCTTAAAACGTTGTAAGTTTAACTTGGAGTCATCCATTCTCTTATTCAAGAATGCCATTTCAGAGTTCTTTGTACCAAAGTTAAACAGATATAAATATCTTACAATAAGACCGATAGTCTTACCCATCTGTCGTGGCTCTTCCAAGAATATATTAAGGTTTAAAGCCTGACAGAAAGTAGTAGCCATATTAGCACGGTCTAATCTAAACTTATCACCACCTGGCTTAGAAGATGGAATTCTTACACACTCTCTTAAGAAGTACCAATAGTTACACATACATTCTCGAAGAACTTTCTGCTTCATATAGGTAGGTAACTTAGGGTCATGTGGGTCTATTCCTGCTAAGTCAGGGTCTAATAATACAAGCATGAACTTGTTGTTTTTAATACCGATATCTCGTAAATATCTATGCATTTCTAAGAAAGTTTTATTAGTCGTAGACATGTGATAATAAACTTTTCTTTGCATTTGATTAACTGCCATAATCTATATCCTCCTTTCCAGGATTATTCAGATAATTATATTTATGTCAGTTAAGAAAAATATAGGTTCTACTTGTCATGTAAATCTTCAGCATTTTATTTGTATATTATAGTAGTGATAAGAAGAAATAATTACTTATCCTTCTATATCCGAGTCAAGGAACTCGTAATACTCTTTAGGGTTATAGAAGCCACTAGCGCAGAGGAGGCGCAATTGTTATGATGAAGAGATTGGTTGGAGTTAATACCGTAATTGAGTTCGAGGGTAAAGAGTACAGAGGAACCGATTACATGATGGAAGCTGGACGGGAAGTAGGGCAGTGTATACATCTCAAGGATTTCGATATTGAAATTCATGGGGTGTTAGATTCCGATGAGGATTACGACCTCACGGATTTCCTTAACTATGATCAGGCTGAAGAGCTTGAACTTGGTTACGAAATCCATAAGGTTGTAGCTGAGTAGTTAAGAGGGGATGTGGAATTATCCACATCCCCTTTAATAAAACTTTATTTTTTATTTTTTGCCGGAAATACACCGTAGAGATTTTAGTCTCTACGGTATACTCGTGTCCCAACATTATTACACAACTTTATGACATAGAAGGATTCACTCAACATGGCATCCATTGAGTAAATGAGAAACCTTGGCAGGGATTCTCTTACTATAATGTTATAGTGATAAGATATTAGAATAATTAATATTAGGATTGTCTAATGTATGAATACCAATAGACTGTAATGGGAATGCTCTTATATTATCATTGATAATCGATGCGAAGTCAATGAATTCTAAAAGCCATCCCGGTACTTGAATATCCATCGGTAATGCTATAGAAGAAATACCACCTTCAAAATCCTTATTTCTTAATAACTCATGTATCTTCATATATTGATGAGGATACGAATCTCTAATATTTTCTACATTCTTACTATTTATATCAACTTTAACAATATGAACCGCATTTCTTGCCTCCAAGTCAATTGTATCTGCTGTAGGGTCTTTAATATAGTTATAAACGATAGCAGCCTTAATACCCTGAATTCTCATAGGGTTTTCATAAGACGCTAAAGATTTAATTGTTACTGGTTTATAATAATCCTTAGAACCAGCCATAAGAGATTTATATAACTGCTTTTCGAAGATTGCCAACTTCTTAATTACAGTAATCTGATCAACCTCTTTACAATTTAAAATATCTTCATATAAAATCTTCTGAAGTTTATCTCTAGAAGATTTCGGAATTCCTACTTTATCAAGAGGCATACCCATGATAGTAAGCTGTTTATTCTTAGGGATTACATTACCTTCCTGAATCTCCTGAATATCAGCATAGTTCTTTCTACCTTCAGTATTTAAAACTCTCTTGAATAAGAACTCATTTTTCATTACTAATTTACAGTTATGAGTCTCAGGATCATAGGAATTAGAATTCATTGTATATCTCTTCATATAGTCTACTACAAAGATTCCGACTACATGAGCCATGATATTAATAATAGAATATCTTAATCCTTCCTGAGTACCAATTTGAATTGGATTGATAGTTCTTTCTTTTTCGATGATTTCGTCTCTATAGAAATCGTAATCTAATCTCGGTTCTACAACCTTAATTACTTTAATAGGATCTCTATCTCCGAACTCATCTTCGCCATTCTTATAAATTGGTTGTACAATCTGTCTCTTAATTGTCATATCAATATCATATACCTTTTCAAGACAGTATCTATACCAAGCATCTAATGTAATAATACTAGAGTCAGTATCGCTAATAATAGCAATATTTCTTGGCATCATTTCGATTCTGTCTAATCTATCAATAACCTGATAATGATAATATACGTACTCTTCTAATAAACTTACAAACTCTTCCATCTCTGGTTTAATCTCTTCTGGAACTCCATTAGGATCCATGTAAGGTTTCTCAAGAGCTTTAAGCATATATACAAGAGCATTTGTCATAACCTTATTATCCATAAATGAATATAAATTATTCTTATAATATAATCTATTTAAATCCTGCTGGTCTAACTTACTCATGATTTCCCATACAATAATCATTTCCTTTTCCGTAGGAACCCATTCAAAACCAGAGGTTGTCATTACTTTATAATAAGCTTCTGCTAAGGTAATATCTCTATCTAATACAACCTTATCATTATACTTTCTTTCTGGTCTTTCACTAAGTACATTATCGATGAAAGTAATACAATCATTCAAACTACAGAATTTAACATTGTTTGAGAGAAACATCTCAAACAATAAAATCGCTGCACCGATACATGATCTACCTTGAGTTGTAATACTTTCTGCTACATAAAGATTATAATATAACGATGCATACTGGCCAAGTGCACCATAGATAGCGTTCGCATCGAGCTTAGCTAATAACTGAAGCATGTTATATTTTTGGAAGTTTTCAGATCCCTTAGGATACTTAAACATTTCTTTTTTATATTTTACACGAGCCTGTATGAAGTTTTCAATCATATTATAAAGAGGATTTTCTGTATCTGCATGTTTAGCAAACATAACTCCTCTAGATGTAATGATTGGTTCGCAGCTAATAATAAATTCTGCTACTTCTAATACAGTTGCATTTTCTTTCTTTTTCTTATAATTGTTTTCAATTACTGCTGGACCATTCTTCATTCTCTTAATAATAGAATAATCTACCGCATCATTTAACTCTACCATACTAAGGGTAGGGAAGTTAAATCTAAGCATTCTTAATGCTACTTCTTTATATCTTTGAATAATTTGCATTTCTGATAATGGTTGCATAATCATTCTCCTTTCTATACGTCCCTAAATAGGGCTAATTACATATTATCAAAATGTTTGGGGGATAGTAAGTTTATATACATATTAATAATACTAAATAGATAGGGGTGAAATAATGGGTATATATAGTAAAAATAAAGTATATTATTTTATATCTATGAATAATATGGACGGTAAAACTCTTTCACCTAGAGTACCAGATAATTTTTTAACTAAATATGGATACGAGGATAATGAGACTAAAAGAGTATGTGTATCTACATCTGTAGGTAAATGTCTTAGAGCTATGAGCATGAATTTAAAAGATAAAGATATATTTATACATGTAGTCGATACAGAATTGACACAGAAAGATATTCATATACCAACTATTAAAGAAGTACCAGATTGTAAGATAACAGGTGAGGTTTGGGTATTAAAACCTGTTAAAATGAAATGTATTGGAATGATACATGTAAAGAATGCCACTGATAAATCTTTTGAGTATAAATATGGTAATAATAAAGCTGAATTATATGATTGGGATTTTGATTGGATAGAGAAATATATAAATGAATTTGCTAATCTTTTAGATTGGTAATATATGTCTAACATCTATGTAAATAGGTGTTTTTACACCTTAAAACATCTAAATAATAAAAAATAAGGAGGTACCACAATATGGGACTTTACGGAAACAAGCCTGTTCTTGATCCGATGACGGAAGCAGCTCAGGAAGTTGAAAATGTAGATGAACTCTTAGAAGCTTTTATTGCATATGAGTTAGCACACTTAACTCCAGAGCAGTTTAAGGCTTTCACTGAGAGTGAAGAGTGTCAGGCAATGCTTGAAAAGAGATTGGTTGGCAGAAATACACTTATTAGATTATCTAAGAACGATGATTTAACTCGTCGTACTAAGATGGCAGCTTTCCAGGTAGCAAAGGAAAAGAATGATCCTCTGTGGGATAAGCTGGTTAAGTTACGTGTTAAGGAGCGTCAGCTTATTAACCAGATTACTAAGAAGTATGGTAGCAAGGCTCAGAGAGCAGCTAAGGTAGGTCAGAGAGATTATCTTTCTGGTAAGTTACCTTCTGTTGCACTTCGTCCTGAAAGAGATACTGGAGACGGTACAAAGCCATATACTCCAGGTAAGTAAAATAATGCAGCGTAGAATCGTAATGGTTCTACGCTGTTAAATTTGTTTATTAATTATATAATATAAATATGATAAGATATAATCTTATACAATATTTAATAAAGGAGATTAAAATTATGAGTGAAGAAACAAAAGCTATTGAAAAGAAATGTGGTCACAATTGTCTTTTATGTGGCTACGAGTGGTTAGGAAGATGCATTCCTAAAAATAAGTTTGTTACAGAAGTACATCCGATCTGTGATGAATATTGGTATGCAGGTACAGAAGAACGTTTAGAAGAAATTGATAGCTGTATCGATAAGTATGATTTAACTAATAATGTTTACGCATTGTGTTTAAGTAAGGATTATATTCTTACTTATGAAGTAAAGGGCGATACTTATACTATTTCATTCCGTGCAAGTAGAGGTTTAGACCCTCATCTTAAAATTAAATATGTGATTCTTAGAGAAGGAGATGTTAAAGCTTCTGGTAACATATCTCCAGCTGAAGGGGCATTACATCCAGTTACAATACATTGTGAATCTATTAGATTTACAGTAGTTCCAATGCGTTCTAGAGATCATAAAAAGATATTATCTGTAAAGGTATATTGTACTGATATTTATAAAGATGAAGAATAGGAAATTACTATCTAGGAAACTTAATAGTAATAAAGAAAGTAAAGGAGATTTACTTATGAAATTAATTGTCATTGATGGAATCGATGGTTCCGGTAAATCAACACAAGCAGAAATTCTGCTTAACAAACTTAAAGAGAAATGCGATAATGTATTTCTTGTCTCCTTTCCGAATTATGGTTCGGATGGATGTGTTATGGTAGAGAAGTATTTACATGGAGATTTTGATAAAGATCCTAATAATGTAAATGCATATGTATCATCTACATTCTATGCTATTGATAGATATATGTTTTTTAAACAGAATAAGTTTCCTGAGGATTCTATTCTGATTTGTAACAGATATGTGTTGTCTAATATTATTCACCAGATGTCTAAGTTGCCAGAATATAAATGGTTTAGTTTTGGTACATGGTGTGATAATTTAGAGTATATGAGATACGGCATCCCAACGCCGGTTATGGAATTTTATTTATATCTTAAGCCTGAAACATCTATGAAGCTTATTGAGGGTAGATATGAAGGCGATATGAAAAAGGCTGATATCCATGAGAATATTGAGTTCTTAAAGCAGTCAGCTAAACCTATTGAAAAGTATATTGAAGGTGATGGAATTTGTAGTGCTATTTTCGGACGCCGTTTCAATCTGATTGATTGTAACTCTGAAGATGGTATTAAAAGTAAAGAAGAAATCGCCGATATGATCTGGGAGAAAGCTCAGGAAGTTTTATACATGTAATACATAGACAAGGAGAGTATACCAACTACTCTCCTTGTCTTATCCCAAGTTTATTTTTTATCATGATTATATATTATAATTATGAATAAATAGAAGGAGGCAAACAACTATGTTGTACATTGAAAACTATGGAGTATACGCAGGTATATTCGACAATGTCCCAGTCACTGTTAAGACTAGTGACATTAATGCAGAAACACATAATGATCATTTTATGAGTGTATTCAATGTGTTATTAGATGCAATTGAAACTGAGGTAGTTCAGAATACTTTTATTACCGTGGTATTTGATAACGGTAAGAGTGTTGAACTTACTTTGATCGACTACTGGTTTAATCTTATTATGTGGAAATTAATTATATCCACTGGGGAAAAGATTCAACCGAAACACATTTTCTGGGATGAAAATATCACCAGAAAGACAATCAAGATTTATATCGATAGATTCTTTATTGAACCGTATAAAGATAAGATCGAGAACTACTTGATGAATAATATGATAGACGACGCTATCGGTTTATTTAGATTAGTAGATAGATTTAGTTTCTATCTTGCTGATACTATTAACTTAGAAGACTCTATCAAACTTATGAGAGCTGACCCAGAATTCTATCAGCTTATGCATATGGATTTATCTGGAGTACCTATTGAAGACGTAAAGAACGAAGGTATGAAGGGTACAGCTAGAGCAATTGAAATTATGAAGAACGCTAAGCATATCTTAGGATATGACCATTGTCTTGCAGATTCATGGAGAGCTAGAGAAGCTATCAATGACAGGCAATACAAAGAATTCTCACATAACATCGGATCTAAACCAAATAATGAAGGTGGTGTATGGTCTGAGATTATTAACCGTTCCTTCTTAACTGGTGGTGTAAAAGATCCAATGTCTTTATTTATCGAATCTTATACAGGTAGATTAGCGCAGATTATGTCTAAGAATAACGTAGGTGATTCTGGTCACTTTGCCAGATTACTTGGTCTTAATTCTACAGACACGATCATTAATCCTGATCCTAATTATGTATGCGATTCTAAGAACTTCCAGATTATTACCATTAAAGATAAGAACGCTTTAATCAAACTCAAGGATAGATATTATCGTTTATCTCCTATTGGAGTAGAGAAGATTATCCATGAGTCTGATGAGTTCTTAATCGGAAAGAAAATATGGTTAAGATCTCCAATGACATGTGCTTCTTTTTCAAGAGGACAGGGCGTATGTTACAGATGTTATGGTAAGCTTGCATATACCAATGCAGATATTGTAATTGGTAAGTATGCTGCAGAAGCATTATCATCCGTACTTACTCAGACTCTGTTGTCTGCTAAGCACTTGTTGGAAACAAAAGTAATTAAGTTAGTTTGGCCGGAATACTTTAATGACTATTTAGAAATCGAAGGTAATGCAATTAAGTTATCTTCTACTCTTACAGTCACTAAGGGATTCGCAATCTCTATTGATCCAGAAGAGATTATGCTTGTTAATGATGATGGTTCTTCTTACGATGACGAAGATCAGCCATCTGGATTAACTCAGGCTTATAATGAGTATATCACTGAGTTTAATATCATTACTCCAACTGGAGAAGAGATTCCTATTCATACTGCAGAGAATGATAGACTCTATATCTCCGAGGAGCTTAATGATGCCATTAGAAAATCTGGTGAACCAGTTAATGGTAAAGTGGTAGTTAAGTTTGATAATCTTGTTGATACTTTCCTTTTCTTTGTAATTCTTCAGAATAATGAATTATCTAAGACAATGGAAAGAATCATGGATATCATTAATAAGAATTCTGTAACTAAGTCTATGGATAGACATGAATTATTACAGGCATTCTTAGATGCAGTTATTGAAGGTGGATTAGATACTGATTCTATTCATCTGGAAACAATCTTAGCTAATCAGATTAGATCTGATGAAGATATCTTAGATCTTCCTGATTGGTCTAATACAGATGAACCATATCAGATTCTTACTCTTAATCAGGCTTTAACTGATAACCCTTCTGTTTCTATCAGCTTGATGTATCAGAAGTTATCTAGAGCTTTATATAATCCGTTGACTTTCAGAAAGAACAAGCCATCTTTCATGGACTTATTCTTCATGAAGCAGCCTCAGATTTATTTAAGCTCGGATACTATTGTAGAAGGCGAAGAAGAGAAGAAGGAAAACAATATTGTGTGTCCTATTGTCATCTCGGAAGAAAAGCCAGATGATTTAGGGGACTAAGAATAGGAGGGTGGATGAGAAATCATCCACCCTTTACATAAATTATTTTAAGGAGGGCTAATATGGCTATGATTACATTCGAAGAAGTTATGAAGGATTGTAATAATCAGGAAAACTTTGCTTTATCTCCTGGTTGTAAAACTGAGATAAAAGGGTTCTTTACAATTCTTAGGGTAGATAGAAATACTTTACCTGAGGGATATTATGCATATGATATTAGGCATGGTAGTGATGGTGGATTTTGTACTTTGGAAGATCTTGTCTTTGTAGATTATGCAGGTACATTTATAACTAAGACACCTATAAATATACCTAAAGGTGGATGTCGTAACCTTAATGGTAGAGGTGGATGGTCATTTATTAATAAGGAGGATTAAATTATGATAGTAGTAGGATATCAGGGAATTGGAAAGAGCACACTTGCCGGAAAGGACAATTGCATTGACTTAGAAAGTGGAAACTTTTGGGTAAATGGATTTAGAGAAAAGAATTGGTATAAACCATATTGTCAGATTGCTAATCATTTATCCGAGCAGGGTTATACTGTATTCGTATCTTCTCACGAAGTAGTGAGAAAAGAGTTAGAGAAATCTAAGGAAGATGTAGTTATTATCTATCCGTCTCTTACTCTTAAATATCAGTGGATCGAAAAGCTTAAAACAAGATATGAGAATACTGAGCTGGTAAAAGATTTTAAGGCTTGGCAGAATGCTAAAGAAATGTACAGTCAGAATATCGAAGACCTTTCTGATTTTGATAGAGCTGTCAAGTATGGTTTTATCAGATATGAGATTGGTGGAATGAATTATGAGTTAAGTAAGATTATAGCTCAGATCAAGACTAATCTTGAATACAGAAAAAGAGATGAGTAAAACTAATATTTGATTTTGGAGGTAAAAATGAAAATTATATTTTTGGATATTGATGGAGTCTTAAACGGATGGGACTTTTCAGAATATGTGAGATATAATATATGGAGCATCATTCCTTCTAAGAAGATAAAAAACTTTATTAGAAGTAAATCTCATTACGCAGAAGTGGATAAGAAACGTGTGAGACGATTAGGTATAATTTGCAAGGAGACTGGAGCGAAAGTAGTTCTATCATCTTCTTGGAGAAACGGTTTACTTCATCACACTGGGAAAAGACATTATGATCTAGACAGAAATAAATTATTCTGGGACTTAATGGATAAATATCATATTGAAGTAATTGGTAAAACACCAAAACTTCAAGACTCTGGTAAAAGAGAAGATGAGATAATGGCATGGTTATCAGAACATGGATATGATATTGAGAATTATGTAATTTTAGATGATGAAGAATTAGAAATGCCTGTAGATAATCATTTTGTTAAAACTTCACACAAGGGATATGAAGGTTATATCTGTTGTTCTAAGATGAAGTGGAGTGGTTTAGCTAATGCACATGTCAAACAGGCAATTCAAATTTTAAATGAATAGTGAATTAAATTAACATTTGAAGAGGCTAGGTAGAATTAACTACCTAGCCTTTTATTTTTTCTATGATCCGTAAAAGTCGTGTATTTTACTTGTATATTATAGTAGTGATAAGAAGAAATAATTACTTATCATTCATATATCCGAACCAAAGAGTTCATAATACTACGGGGGGTATAAGAAGACATGCGCAGGAGGCGCTAGTAATAATGATGACATTAAAAATGGTAGTGGATGGATTTAGAAATTTTGATCAGGGATGTTTATACATTAGAGACAATAACAAGACACTTGTCGAAAGACTCGATTACTTACACTATGGATTTCAATTTCCAAGAGAATGTAACTCTAATGCGATTGTAGATGAGATCTCTATAGGAAATGATATAGATGATGGTATAATCATCTATATTGATCTTATGTAATATTTTAGAGGCGAAGATCTTTTAAAGATCTTCGCCTCTAATTTATAACCTTATCTCATTTTTTTTAATCTTCTGAGATTGGGAATCCGAAATCTGTTAAATCATTATCATCCGTTTCTGGAGAATCGGTTTCTGGCTCTTCATCATCAAAATCTAAATCAATATCTGGTAAGTCGTCTTCACCCTCATCAGAGTCAAAATCTACATAACCCGGTTCTTCATCATGATGTTCTTCGGGTTCATCGTGTTCGATTTCCATATTATCACACATTCTCTTATAATCATTATAGATACTATTAAGAGACTTCTCAATACAATCTAAACAATCTTCATCAACTTCATGTACACATTCACAAAGATCTTTAATCATTGTGTAGCATAAGCTAACTACTTCAGTATAATCAGTGAATTTTCTAGCCTCATCAAAATGAAGAAAATCTTTTTCTGATTCAGATAATACAGATATTACTTCTTCATATGTAGGATATACAAAATCCATACCGATTAAATCATCTGCTCTCCATGTTAAAATCTCGTTTATAGCACTTCTAAATCTGCATGTCTCTTCTTTAATTTTACGGTAATCTACTCCATAAGCATTCCAATTCATCATATTGATATTATGATTATACAGGATAGCTGCACATATAAAAGTTTTGAATTCCATAATAAGACACCTCCTTAATAATTTTATAATAATGTTTTCTGTATTACCCAGTACCTTTTTAAAGTTTTTCTGACATCTGAGTAAACGGAAAAAGGAGTGATTACGATGAATAAAATTGTTGTAAAACATACAAGGATTGAAATAAATAATTATGAATTGGGGGATTGCCCTAGGTTAGAGAATTGTTTCTCTATATGGGACCCAGTATATTTTACTGTAAGGTATAAGTGTATAGAGTATAATGAAGAAGAGAAAAAGTTATTAGTTCCTAGAGGAATTGATGTAAGATGGCTTGAGCGTCTTTTTGATTGTACTGCTTATGTAGATAGAAGTTATGATAAAGTAACTCCTATAGAAGATGATGTATTTGTAAAGTACTTACCTAGAGACGATGTACAGAAAACAGCTTTAAGATTTATTATTGGTGAGGGAGAGTTTAGACATAATCAGGCTCGTTCTCAATTATCTGTAAATCTTAATACTGGTAAAGGTAAGACATATGTATCTATAGCCAGTATAACTTGGATGAAAGTTAGAAGTGCTATTATTTGCGGTTCTATTCAATTATTAGAACAGTGGAAGAAATGTATCGTTGATTATACAGATATTTCTCCAAAAGATGTTGCTATCATATCTGGTACAGCGTCTATATATAAATTACTTAATATGAAATCTTCTCACTATAAGATATTCCTATTCAGCCATAACACTATTAAGAGTTATGGATCTAAACATGGATGGGATAAAGTAGGAGAGTTATTTGATTTCTTAGGAATTGGTTTAAAGATTTATGATGAGGCTCATCTTAATATAGATAATATTTGTTTGATTGATTTCCATACTGATACATATAAGACTCTGTATCTGACTGCTACACCAGCAAGATCAGATAAAGATGAAAATGATATTTATCAGTTGTATTTCAAGAATATTCCATCTATTGATTTATTTGATCCAGAAGATGATCCTAGAACATCTTATACTTCAATTCATTTTAATTCACATCCATCGGCTCAGCAGGTATCTGCTTCAAAGAATGCCTACGGATTTAATAGAAACTACTATACTAATTATGTAGTAGATAGAGAAAATTTCTATAGACTACTTCATATCATAATCTTTGATTATATAAAGAAGTCTAAAGGAAAGAATCTTATATACATTGGAACTAATGAAGCTATAGTGAAAGTTAGAGACTGGATCATAGATCATTATCCAGAATTTCTCGGACAGGTTGGTATCTATACTACCCTGACTACGGAGAATAAGAGCGATGAATTATCCAAAAAGATAATTTTATCAACAACTAAGTCTTGTGGTGCAGCAATTGATATAAAAGGTTTAGAAAACACTTTTGTATTGGCTGAACCATTCAAATCGGAAGTATTAGCTAGACAATCTTTAGGAAGAACTAGAGCAAAGGATACTAACTACTATGAAGTAGTAGACGAAGGATTCTATCAATGTAAAAGATATTATGTTCAGAAGAAACCTGTATTTGAAAAGTATGCTACTGAATGTAATAAAGATGTATACCCGGATAGGGTACTCAATGAACGGTCTAATGAAGTTATGGATATTAGAGCTAAATCAGTTCTTCCAATTATAAGAAGCCAGAGTGAAAATGCTCCTATTATAAAAGCTATCAAGATTAACCCAGGATGTCAATAAAGCATCCTGGGTTCCTTTTGTTAAATAAATGAAAAATAGTTGTATATTATAGTCATGATACAGTGGAGTGTGTCAATGTAACTAAAAACATAATTAAATTTATTGTTCATAAGGAGGACAAAAACATGAATATTATCAGAAGAAGCATTTTAGCAGCAGCAAACGAAAACAGATTTTTGGGTGATTTGCAGACAGCATTAACATCCGCAAATAAGGCTTCGGCCTTAACTTCTCTTACGGAAAAAATCGAGGCGGAGAAGGCAGAAGAGTTCCGCAAGGCAATTGATTCTATGGTCGAAGAAATCCAGAACCAGATTTTAGGTGCTATCGAAAACGTAGAACCTAAGGCGGCAGAAGCAATCAAGAGATTATCCGAGCAGCTTATTGGATATTTGGTAGATTGCTATGAGAATGGAGTAGAGCCTACAATGGCTATGACTGCATTCGAACATATCTCTGAAGAAACTATTAAAGAGATGGTGATGGATCCAGGATTTGATATTGTAGACTATATCAATCACCCGGATAAGTACCTTAAGAACATCAGAGAGAATGAAGAGCTGAAGGCAGATGAACAGGCAGCTCAGGAAATCTCTGATAACGGTATGGATGCTGTAGAGGAACAGGCTAATGAGATCGTAGAAAACCTCAAGGCAGCCCTTGATCCAGTTGCTCCTATTATCAAGGAAGTTTTACCTGATGGTAAGATCGAACTTGATTTTAGCAAGGCAATGATGACCGAAAATCCGACACCAACGGGTGCTCAGAAAACTCTGAGACCAACAGAAGCTCCGGCAGTTAAGGAGAATAAGACTTCTAAGAAGGATAAGAAGAATGCTAAGAATTCTGCAGCATCTTCCGAAGAAGCTAAGAAGGAAGAAACAGCCCATGAACATAAGTGCACAGATCCAAACTGCGGATGTCATGGGGAAGACATCAATTGGACTCCAAATATCGGAGCCTATTTTGATACATCTTCTCTCTTTATGGTAAAGAATAAAGAGATGAAGAAAACAATTGGCGAACGTATTTCTAGAACGTTCGACAACTTTGATACACTCCAGGAGTTATCTCAGTACTTAGGAGATGCTCCAGCCAACCCATTTGATTTTAAGCTCACAAGTGTAGTTGATAAGAATACTTTTGTATTAACCACTGATAGAATTATCAACGGCAGATACACCAAGTTAAACTTCAACTTCTTTGAAGGCGGAGCCCAGATTGTAGTAGCTTAAATCAAATTCTCATACAGGGGTACAATAAAAGTACCCCTGTATATATTTTTATTTTTTCGGAAACTTATTATTAATTATAATAAAGGGGTGATAATTTGCAACCTATTAAAATAGAAAATAAAGATTATGAAAAAATAAGTGATGTGGTCTACGGTAATGGTAGATTTATTATAAAACTAAATGTGAAACTAAACACCTATTCTGATAATAAGGGTAGGGTTAATTATCATAAAGAAGTAGGATACTTCTATGATAAAGCTAATCAAGTAGTTTATAATATGACTAGAAACTTTGAATACTTTTTATCAATAGAAGATTATCGAGGAGCATATGTAATGGTAGGCGTTAACCATTATTTATCATTAGTAGCTATGCTTGAAGATATCTTTAACTGGTTTGTGGACAAGAAGTTCCATGGTTTATTTGCTAGAAAAGAAGATGGCGAATTAGTAGTCCAAAGATCAGTAAGTCCTATTAAAATTGAATACTTGCCAATGGGTAAATGGCTAGAAGCTATTCCAAAAGCTATATCATTTCCTAACGGCGATTATGCTACTGGTATAAGATTGTATTTATCATCTTATGAAAATTATGTAGATATAACCTTTGATGAGTTTCAGGGTATATTATACATATTGAAGAGTTTAAACATGTTTCAGTCTGCACAGAATATGATTAATTATCTTCAGAGACCAGAGTTCGGAACCAATCTTTATAGTATGCAGAATATTAAAGATACTGGTTCTATTGATGACCGTATAGACCAAGACCAACAGGTCAGAGGTGTAGAGGGTCGAAAGGTTCCTACAAAGAACACATCGTTCTTCGATAAGATGAACGGATTAATGGGGTAAGAGCATTGATTAGCTCTTACCCTCTTTTATTTTTTAATTAATTGTCATCATGATAGGCTGGTTTTCGTTACCAGCAGATACATAAGAATCTTCTAATTTCTGTACAACTTCTTCTCTCTTTCCAGCCCAAGTCTGAAGAGTATCAAGATGTAAATCTACATTACCAAAGATGGTTTCTAATCCATCATAATATTTCAGATTCTCATATAAATAATTTGCTATATCGGCTATAGCAAGTGATTCAAATGTCTCCATCTTTGTAGGAGATATTGTACTCAGATTAATATTATGCTGCAAGAAAATATCTACTGGGAAACTACTTCCATATCCAGTTACTGCCTGATTATATACATTAACCAGTCTAATTTTATTAGGTGCCTGGAAATCAATATATATTCCCATAGAGAATAATGATTGTACATCAGCAGCACATTGAGCAAGCATCAAATCAGATAAATCTAAACTACCTGATGCTAAATAATCATATACGCCATACCCCATAGACTGACCAGGTGTAGAACCATTTGTAGAATATTCATCCCACCCAATATCTTTTACACCTATAATTTTACAGCCTTCTGGGATAACCTTATCTAAGAAATAATATCCATTCTTTCTAAACTCTGGACCTAATTTAACTCTTATTTTATGAGGATAGAATCTGGACCATGTAGGTAAAGTATCTTCTTCGATAATATCAGCCCAAGTATCTTTAGCCAAATCTTTAGGAAGATTTATTTGTCTAAGACCTAATCTACGTTCGGCTTTATTTAATAAATCGGTTATATTATTAGCCATATCTTTTAACCTCCTTTTAAACTATATATTATATTTATGTGAAAATAAGAAAGGGGATTAAAATTATGCAAAGACATTATTTAAGTTTAGTTGATTTTGACGATTTTATTAGACCAGCTTTTAAATTATGCTGTGAAATAATGGGGAAAGATCCTAAAAATTATCAGCTGGAGTATGATCACTCTAATATACCAAGATTTGGATTATTTACATTTCCAAATAAAATTACCTTGTATGTAAATACATTGGTTTATATTGGTGATTCCGATGATGCTAATAAGACATTTATAATTCATACAATCTTTCATGAATTAATACATTCGACTCAAGACTTAGTCAAATCTGATCCGAATGAATTAGAACTTGTTGCTGATCAATTAGCTATTAAATATGTAACAGACAATCAGCATATTATTCAAATGAGATTGAAGTTTATGGTGGATTCATTTGTATTAGATTTATATAGAAAATCGATGCAAGAATATAATTATATCAAAGCTTCTGAAAAATATACTTATTTTAATATATTAAAGAGAATTATTCCTAATAGGATATTCAATATAAATTATGACGAATTACTTAGCAATGATAGTTTAATTCTTACTATTGATAATAGAAAGGATAGCACTGTCGAGACATTTGTTATTAAATCATTAGGAATATTCCAAGATCCAGCACCTTTGATAAATTATTTAACAGGTACTATATTTCAATATACTCGTACAACAAGTGGTGTTAAAGTAAATGGATATAATGTATATTTGACTATAGTAGATTATGTATATAATCCTATTACACACAAAAATGAGGGAACCGTTTAAGGTTCCCTCATTTCTTTTTTATTTTACAGGAGTACAATACTTAACCTGCTTATTCTTATTTGGACCTTCAATACAAATCCATCCAGATGGGGTTCTAGCCCAAGCTGTCTTATCTGTATTTACTACTTCATAAGCATAGAAAGTACAACCCTTTCTATAATAAGCACCAGTGCCCTTATCAGGATTATTTTTTCTAGCAGATGCAGTCATCTTATTCCAATCTACCCTGTCATAAGTAGTACCAGGGCCTTCTCTTAATGCCATAACATCAGTTGTTTTATATCTACCAGCAGTATAAGTTAACTTAGTTTCTTTCTTAGTAAACTTAACGTATGTGGTAGATATGGTAATGTAACTCCCATTAGATAATAAATAGAATGTATTATCATTATAAGTTACAGTACCTACTACATCATATACATTTCCTAAGTGTGCTGGACCATGAACTTTATCAAGGTTAGCATCACCATATTCTGGAGTATAATGAAGTTCAACACCTTCACCAAAATCTCCGTCCTTAATGATATGAATTGTACCAGGATTTCCTTCTACCTTAGTATTCTTAAACTTAGGATATAAAGGTTCTCCGTCTGGGCTAAATACCTGAAGACCTTCTCCGCAATTCTTAACAGCGTTTACTAAAACACTGAAAGCGCCGGTCTGACCAACATATTTACCATTTGTGAAATTCTTAGCTACTCTATAATATTTAGCAACTGGTTTTACTTCAGGTTCAGGATACACCTGTGCTCCTGTACTATCAGCAAATACCTTCTTATTTTCAGACTTTGCTTTAGCAATAGCATTGTCTAATAATCTGAAGGCACCAACTCTATCCACATATACACTCTTCTTAGTGCAAGCGGATGCTACGATGTATAATTCGCCTTCCTGTTTGGAATCTTCTTCGATAGTTTCTTCTTTAACTTCAATAGCAGCAATCTTGTTAAGAATCTTTACAATCTTATGACCATAAGAATCCTTAGCTTCTTTTGCTTCAATTAAAGAATTGTACGTAGAAGTTGCGTAACCAGGATATGCCCATCTTCCCCCTAAGTCTTCTACATTCGGAGCGATACCTCTTGTAACAAGACCGAATCTTGGATCGATACATTCCTGCTTTAATAAAGTTTTAGTAGCATATGCTTTAAGATGCTGGATCTGAGCTCTTACTCCTAATCTAGGACTCTCAAAATAAGCACCCTTAACACCACCACCTGTAGTACCAATACCAGCGAAGTTATTCTGTTCAGGAACTACATCACCAGTAAACTTAAAGTTACCAGTCTCATGACAAGACTGAGCAAATGCAATGTCTCCTCTTACTCCTTCAACTGCTCCTTCTTCAAGGAATAACTTAGGGATATCAGTAGCATATACACCTGCATTAGGGTTTACAGATAATAAATAAGCTGCCATCTGTTCTGCTGTACAGGAAGCTGCACCCATAATAGAAGTAAGAATTTCATCTTCCTCTTCATCCTTATCAGTAGAAGCTAAACCAAACCATTCAGCAATCTTAGCTGCTTTATTTTTTGCTAAAAGATCCAAATTCTTTTCATCATTTAACCAAGCACATTCTGCAGAGTTTGTATGGAATCCATGTTCTGTAATAAATGCATACTGAACAGGCCCCTTAGCTGCCTTTTCTACAGAAGTAGCACTCTGAACTGCTGCTCTGATTACACCATAATAATCAGTCTTTCCATCAGAGCCCATTCTAGTACCAGTGTTTCTTACATAAGTTACACCAGTACCCTTTTTCATTGTTTCTGCCACTGTATTCATAAGAGTTGTGATAAACGGATCGCTATCAGGTAAATACTTAGATCTGATAGCCTTTACTCCATAAATCTTTTCTCTATCTCCAGAACCAGGAGCATTTGTGTGTAAGCTTTCAAAGATTACGATATCATAACCTTTTCCCTTGGTAACTGCTAACTTGCCTCTAGCAGATAAGCTAGGGTTTTCTTTAGCAGATTCCTTAGTAAGTATTGCAGTAATTCCATACTGCTCTAAATATTTCTTCTGAGCAGCTGCTAATATCTGCATTTTGTTACCTTCATAATATCCCGGCGCTACACCTTTATTATAATCTTTAGTGTGACCAGGGTCAAGTACGTAAAGAATTTTACTCATTCTTTCCTTCCTCCTCTTCTTCATCGTCACCAGAATCTTCGTCTGGCATAAAGTCAACTTCTTCTAATTCATTGATGTATTCTTCCATATCCGTTACCTCCTTTTCTGGTGCAAATACCCAATATTATTAATATGTGGAAACCGTAATATCTAATCTATATCCACCTTTTAAGGAAAAACATCCTTATAATAATTAATTTTTAGATAAAATTAAAAAGAAGGAGATGATAATATATGCTTCATAATAATTTGCCTAGATCTTTTGCTACATCTGCAAGAGATGGGTTAATGTCTAAAGAAGATAAATATTTAGTGGATAACACATTTCCAAAAAATATTACTGAAAATAGGGCTGATATCGATTATCTTTTAGGTGAAGTTCCAGAAGTAAAAGATTTAGCTAATTTAGCGTTACAAACAGCGCTCGATAAAGTATCTGCTATTGTATTTGAAACCAAAGCTGATTTAGATGCATGGTTAGCAGTAGAGACAAATAAAGCTGGACTCAAAATAGGTACGACTTTATTAATCAAAGATATGTACAATCCTGACTATTGGTGGGATGGCGAAGAGCTTCAGATTCTTGAAACAGAAAAAGTGGATCTTAGTGACTATCTTACTTTATCAGGAAATGCGAGCAATACTACGGTTGCTTATACAGAAGCTACAGAATTAACAAAAATTAGTAGCGGAAGTAAATTAACTACATTATTTGCTACTGTTTCTAAAGCAGTAAGCGATTTAATAAGTTTAATTGCTAGGGTCGGATCTACTGATGTTAGTGATTCAGGTACTACCGTATCTGAAGCAGTTAGTAATATTTCTAAATCATATTTAAAACTCTCTGGTGGTATCATGACTGGAGATATAAATATGAACGGAAAAAGATTATTTGAACCAGCCGGTATATATACAGCTACAGCTGCAAATAGGTTTAACAATGCTGCCATAACTATAAGAGAAAATGGATTAGTTGGCAATACTCAATCTACAATAGGATATGCTCCTTCTATAGGATTCCATTGGAATGGTGTTATAGCAGCTTCGTTATTAATGGATAATACAGGCGTATTTAATTTTATGGCTCAAGATGGAGCAGCTAACGCTCCAGTTAAATGTGCAAATATATACAGTAACGGGTGGTACAATAGTACTTATGGTGGCGGTATTTTTATGGAAGATACTACATATGTAAAAGTATCTGGCGGAAAGAGTTTTTATTGTGCTGCTACAATTAAAGGTACTACTTTCGAAAGTCAATGTATGGAGCTTTTTGCAGCTACACCATATATTGATTTCCATTTTGGTAGTTCTACTGCAGATTATACATCAAGAATTATTGAATCTGCTAGTGGTACTTTATCAATAAATTCTGTAACTTTTAAAGCTGGAGCTATTAATGCTTCTGGTACAATCACTGGTAGTAAAGTTTACAACGCAGTTTGGAACGACTATGCCGAGTGGTTTGAGAAAGAGAATATACACGAAGAATTTGAACCGGGAGATATTGTCTCTTGGGCAGAATCTGGTGTAACTAAATCTAGTTGTTATGGAGATACTATGGTCGTTGGTGTTTATTCTGATTCCTATGGCCATATTGTCGGAGGAGAACAATTAGAAGATATGGAAGATAACCATAAGAAGTTCGTACCTGTTGGTTTAGCAGGACGATTATATGTAAAAGTAAAAGGTACTGTATCTAAAGGTGATCTTATTATCCCTTCAGATGTACCTGGTGTAGGAATAACTCAGGATAGAAATATTGTTATTCCTGGAACAATTATCGGTAAAGCTTTAGAAAATAAAGATACCGATGATATTGGAAAAGTTAAGATACTTATTATGGTATCCTAATTAATAAATTGAAAGGAAATGATCTATGTTATCAGCAGCTCAGCTAATTACACTAAAGAGTAAAATTAAGGATGAGTTTGCTAGAAGAAAATACTATGGATCGTTAGCTGGCTATACGTCTGCTAATTATGATTTTTTATTTACTCCAATTGCAGGAGAATTAATAAGAGCAGAGCATGGTCAAAAAACTATTGAATTACTATTAAAGATAAAAGATCATGAGGGATTACCTAGTGTATCGACTGGTTTATTAATACCGAGTGGTTTTGATGAAGCTTTAATTAATTATGTAGACATTTTAGCAACTGAAGAAATTACCGGAGCTACATCTTCTTGTAGAGGTGCATGTACTGGCTTATGTGTAGGTACTTGTGGTTCTACTTGTTCTGGATGTAGTGGGTGTTCAGGTTGCGAAAATAGTTGTAACGGATGTACAGGTTGCGGTACATGTAGTGGATGTGATACAGCTTGTGGTAATACATGCTCAGTAGGATGTCAAGGTGGATGTTCTGGCTGTAATGGTTGTACCAGTTGTAGTATGTCATGTTCTGGAGCCTGTCAAGCTAATTGTACTATGTGTTCTAGTACGTGTAGTGGAGGATGCTATAGTACATGCGTAAATGGCTGTCAAGGGCTATGTGCTGGATGTGATGGTCATTGTAGTTCTTGTAGCGGGTGTAATGGATGTGCTGATTGTTCAAGCGGATGTTCTAGCTGCTCTGGATGCGGAGGAGGCTGTTCATCTAGCTGTTCATCGGGATGTATCAATAGCTGTAATACTACTTGCAGTAGTACTTGTTATAGTACGTGTACTGCACAGTGTTATGGAACATCAACAAAAAGTTAAATGGATATACCAGAGTATCATTACGATACTCTGGTATTTACCTCTGAATCGGCTACAGAAACATTTAAATAATAGGTTATACTTACTTAAGAATCCTATAAATACTATATTAGAAGAAAGGAAATAATACTTATGATGACTCCGTCTGAATTAATTGCGATAAAAGCAAAAATAAAAACTGAGTTTGCCAGAAGACAATATTATGGCTCACTAAGTGGTTATACTGCTGCTACTTATGATTTTACTACTAGTCCTGCTACCGGCGGCAAAATTTTAGCGGAGCATGGGCAGAAAACTATTGATTTAATTTTAAAAGTAGCAGACGTAGGTAATTTAAGAAATGTCGTTGCTGGAGAAAAATTGCCTTCTAGTTTCGACTATGCTACTTTAAATAGTGTATTAGATAAATGGGCAGCTGAATCTGTAACAGGTTCATCTTCTTCTTGTAGAGGTGCATGTACTGGATTATGTTATGGTATGTGTAATACTGGTTGTAGTGGATGTTCTGGATGTGGTGGATGTGGTGGCTGCTCTGGTTGCGGATCATCTTGTACTTACGGTTGTAAGGGATGTTCTGGCTGCGGTTCATGCTCTGGATGTAGTGGATGTTCTGGATGTGGTGGATGTAGTAGTGGATGCGGCGGATGCTCTGGATGCGGAAGTGGTTGTTCTTCATGCGGTGGATGCGGTGCTGGTTGTACTAGCTGTACAGGTTCATGTTCAGGATCAACAGATGGTTCTGCTAACTGTAGTAGTGGCTGTAGTGCTTCTTGCGGTGGCGGATGTACTGGTGGATGTGGATGGCAATGTACTAGTTGCTCTGGATGTGATGGATGTAGTTCATGTTCTGGTTGTTCTGGATGTAGTAGTGGTTGTGGTAGCGGATGCTCTGGAGACTGCTATGGATGCTCTGGATGCGGTGGATCATGTTCTGGTTGCTCTGGATGCGATGGTGGATGTTATGGATGTTCAAGTAGTTGTTCTGGAAATTGTAAGAGTAGTTGTAGCTCTACTTGTAGTTCTACATGTAATACTTCTTGTACCTCTCAATGCTTTGGGGGAGCTACTGGTAAAACTATATAAAATTATGCCTCGAACTTATTATTAAAATAAAATAAAAAGGAGAATTATATTATGAAAAATTTTGCTATGAAAGTAAATAGTGAAACTGTAGATTATCTCGAAAGATTATCTTTCGAACTTGAAGGAATGTCAAGGATTATTAAGGAGCTTATTACAGATAATGCTAATAACCCTGCTATTCTTGAATCTGAAACATTTGTTCTTTATAATAAGAAGTATAATGAAAGAGTTGCTGCTTATGAATTAGGAAAGAACGAATTAATTAATAATTATATTCCAGAAGAAATCATGAAGGCTAATGCAGTAGCAAATTGGAACTTGGATTTTACTTCTGGTATTTTAACATTCTCTACAATCGGAACAGCATTTGATAACTTTGAATTATCAGGAGATGATCATAATGCTTAGAGAGAGAAAAAGAAACAGGCGAGAATTTGAACAGTATCAGGATAAGATTGCAAGATTATATCCTGAGTTGGTTACAGTAGATGAATCTGGTAAATCAACAAATTCTACTTTATCTCGTACAGTTACTTTTCAGGTAACAGACGCTTGTAATCTGGCATGTACTTATTGCTACCAGATTAACAAAGGCCAAAGAAAAATGTCTTTTGAAACTGCTAAGAAATTTATCGATTTATTGCTTAGTGGAGAAAAAGGATTTGATGAATATATTAACCCTTCTAAATCTCCTGCTGTTATAATTGAATTTATTGGTGGGGAACCTTTTTTAGAAATAGAGTTAATTGATAAGATAGTAAGTTATTTCTTTCGTGAATGTATTAGATTGAACCATCCATGGGTTGATAAGTTTATGATATCTATCTGCTCTAATGGTGTATTATACTTTGACGAAAGAGTGCAGAAATTCTTAGATAAGTATAAAAACAATATTTCTTTTTCTATTACAATAGACGGGAATAAAGAATTGCATGATAGCTGTAGAGTATTCCACGATGGATCTCCTAGCTATGATATTGCTATTGCTGGTGCTACAGATTGGATGTCCAAAGGGTACTATATGGGAAGTAAAATCACTATTGCCCCGGCTAATATACAGCATGTATTTTCTGCTTTAAAACACATGATTGAATTAGGTTATAAAGATATTAATGCTAATTGTGTGTATGAAGAAGGATGGGAACAACACCATGCTACCGAATTATATTATCAGTTAAAGCAAGCTGCTGATTATATAATTGAAAAAGATGTGGTTGAAGATGTGTTCTTATCCATTTTCGATGAGAAATTTTTTGTACCTAAACATGAGGATGATATAACAAATTGGTGTGGTGGTAACTGCCTTATGTTAGCCTGTGACCCAGATGGTTATCTTTATCCTTGTATTAGATATATGGAAAGTTCTTTAGGTTGTTCAAGAAAACCTTTAAGAATAGGTAGTGTTGATGAAGGTATTGGTACTTCCGAAGATTATTCTTGTAATATCAATTGCTTAAATTGTATTGATAGAAAAACTCAGAGTACTGATGAATGCTTTTATTGCCCTATTGCAGATGGGTGCTCATGGTGCTCAGCTTACAATTATCAGACATATGGTACTGCTAATAAGCGTGCGACATATATCTGTGAAATGCATAAAGCAAGAGCTTTAGCAAATGCTTATTATTGGGCTAAATACTATGAACTTAAAGAGCCTGAAAATAGGTATAACTTATACGTTTCAAGAGAGTGGGCTCTCAAAATTATTCCAGAAGAGGAATTTGAAATGTTACTTTCTCTTCCTAGTTTGGAGTATAAAGGAGATATTACTTGGCAAGAACTTAAACGTAGAAGTGAAGAAAAAGATAAATAAAATTAGCCAGAGTATCTTTCTGATACTCTGGCTTTTACTACGGAAACATCCTAATAATACTAAAGACCCTAAAGAGAAAGGAGCTGATAAGATGCTTCATAATAATTTCCCTAGATCTTTTGCTACAGGTGCTAGAGATGGTTTAATGTCTAAAGAAGACAAAATAAATTTAGAGTCATTATCTAGCAATGTAACTAAATTGTATAGTGAAGTGGAGGAAAGTTCACAAAATGCTAAAATGGCATTATCGATGGCTCAAGGAGCTACAACAATACGTGTTTTTGATACAATAGATGAATTAGAGGCTTGGTTAACTGATGAGAATATTGCTACACTCAAAGTAGGTGATACTTTTCTTATAAGAGATATGGGTTCACCTGACTTTTGGTGGGATGGAGAGGAGCCTCAAGTATTAGAAGCATTTAACTTAGATCTATTTAATTATGTCGAAAAATATTCTGACATAGGTACAAATACGGTAGAATTTACTGAGGATGAAACTTTGGCTGAAGTTGCATCCGGAAGTACAATGAAAACTTTATTTGGATCAATTTCTAAAGCTATAAAGAGTTTAATAGAATTGATTACAAAAATAGGAGATACTGACATTAGTTCAATTGGTAGTACTATTACTGAAGCCATTGATAATATTGATTCCTCTGCAGTTAAAGTGATAGGTTCGCAAGCAATAACTGCTTCTATGATACCTTTAATGCTTAATGATATTAGTGAATATAATACTTCAATGCTCGCCTTTGCCAATAAAGCTAAAATTATGGGTTCTATCGGATTTAGCAATGGCTATTTAGTGCGAGCATCTAGTGATTTCTCTACAGCTGAAGAAATTTTAGATACTGGTAATTATGACATGTATTGCTTACCTTTATCAGGTGGTATAATAAATGGTTCTATACGCATAGCCCATTCAGATCCAATTATGCTGAGATTATTTAGAACTGAAACAACCGGTGATGCCGGAATTCAGTTTGGTAATGCAGCTGGAGCTTACGGATCTTTATTAATGAGAGATGGGTATACTGGCTTATACCGATTTGATGTAAATGCAAATTATTTTAAAATTTTAGATGAAGAAACAGCAGGCGAAATTCAATTGCCGGCTGTAGGAAAAGATGGATATATTGCTTATCCAGAAGGCGGTAGTTATTCTATTAAAGAAGCTAATGTTACTGGATATTTAACAATTACTCTACCTCAATTCTATTCTTATACTATGATTAAATTCAAAATTTCCATATATGATTTTGAACCAGATAAATCATGTGATTATTTTGTTGCTGGATATATATGTAAAGATTCTGTTATTTGGCAATGTATATCAGCATATTCCATAAGCAGATCTGCTGCTAATTCAGCAATTAGTAATTTACCTGTACATTTTGGAAATAATGGGGGGCAATGTGTTGTTCAGATTGGTAACTCCGATACTCAATGGTCTTATCCTAATATCAGAATTTCTGATGTGACAATAGGCCATTGGGGTAATAAATATGAAGATTGGGGAAGTGGTTGGGATGTGTCTTATACAATAACCCCAATGACTACAGTAGATCATACTATAGAAAATCCAGCTAATTGGTACTATGCCAATAGAGCATTAAATGATGGTGATGGAAATAAAATTTCTACCACATATTTAAAAACATCTGGTGGTACTGTTACTGGAAAGACTACATTTACTGGTGGACTTTATATAATGGCCGCTTCTGGTAGCGAAGGTGGAGAGATAGTATTAGCTAAACCAGAAACTAATAATGTATTTGATAAAGATGTACACATTGATGTATGTGATAATCATATTAGATTCTTTGCTACGCATAATTCAATATCTAAAGCATTCCATATAGATTTCAATAGTAATACAACAGGTAATGTTACAATGGTGCACTCTGGAAACATTAGCACTTATGCATTACCTAAGAGTGGTGGTACATTAACTGGAAATATAGCTGTACAAAGTGGCTATGGGAGATTCTTGGCGGATGCTAATCATGCTACTGTACGAGCTTATACTACCCCTGGGCAAGAAAATGCTTATAGAGGCTTATTGGTTTGTAATTACACTTATCAGCCTAATGATAAAAATGGATTACAATATAGATGTGTAGCTTCTGATGGCACATATAAAGATCACGTTGTGCTCCATACAGCAAATTATTCAGACTATAATTTAAGACCGATAACTAAAGGTACGACAGATTTAACTGCTGGTTCGAGTGCTTTAGCAACTGATACTATTTATGTAGTATATAAATAATTTTAATCCCTAGTAGATTTCTCTACTAGGGATTTTATTTATTGAGCAGCCCATCTAATGATAACTACACCAGAAGATCCTGCAGATCCGCCAGTCCAACCATCATACCATACGTAACCGCCACCATGTCCTGTATTAGCCCAAGGACCATATCCTATAGAAACTTTTGTAGCATCATATGGTTGAGTACCTCCAGAGCCATATAACGTACCTCCAGATTGCGCAAAATATCTTGTAGTCGTGCCCTGGCCTGTACCACCTTTACTATAAACGTTAGGTGTGCTATCTGATGATGCACTATAATATTCAGTACTTGGGCCGCTTTCGCCATCTACAGCTCTATAAATATCAGTAGATCCACCGGCACTAAACCAAGATCTATGAGTTGTAATATCTCCCTGTGATCCATTAAATACATAATAACAACCAGTACTAGTACCACCACCAGAACCACCAGCACCTCCAGCTGATACATAAGAAGCTCCAGATGATGTACCAGTCGTAGCTTTAGCACCACCAGAACCACCATTAGCACTACATAATACAGTACCGCTGCTATTTTTAACAGATGATTGTCCACCTGTTGCTCCTGCTGTAATGTCACCTGAACTTGTTACGGACCCCCAATGTTGTGCAGTTTCACCATATGATTTATAATATTCGTAGCTTTCGCCTCTATCACCACCAGCACCTACTGTAATAGTAAGAGTTTCGCCAGGTGTTACTGCTACAGCTAATGCTGTTGTAGTATACCCACCGCCACCTGAACCGCCATTTTTTGTAGTATCTGTATAACTACCGGCACTATTAGATTCATTGTATCTAAAATACCAGCCACCTGCACCACCCCCACCTCCTACACAGAAGATGTCCACTTTACTAACTCCTGCTGGCACAGTCCAAGATTTTGATGAAGTAAAAACTACTTCACCAGCTGCTACGCCAGCTTGATATATTAATCTTGCTAATCCATCTACTCCTATATACATTTTAGTTATTTCTCTTGCTATTCCATTGATCCCAATATATAATTTTGATATAAGTCTTGCTATACCATCTATTCCTATATACATTTTCTCATCTCCTTTTTATTTCATTTATAGGTTTGTTCAGGATTTCCAGTTATAGTTCAACTAGGAAAACAATTAGATAAACGACTATTAAACTACTATACAGAAAGGATTTGATACTATGTGGTGTAATCAGATTTTTGCTATATTATCTTATCATGAGATAAAAGAAATTTATGTGGTTAAGAATACTATAGTATGTGATAACTACGAATTTGCTAATCAGTTGGCGAGACAAGATTATGGTTTTGATGCATTGGCTATAGAAACAACGAATATACCTGTTTCTATAGGAGATCATTATGATCATAGAACTGGTACTTTCTATAGAAAAGATACAGAAAATGTCATAGAACCTAATAAAACACCGGAAGAAGAAATTAAAGAACTTAAGAAAACTGTAAATGCTCTTTTAGATTATGAAGCTGATTTATTATACGAGGTTTCTTTATTAAGAGCAAAATTAAATTCATAGGGGGTATTTTATGAATACAGCAATGGGATATAATCTTATTAAAAGACTTATTGATACAAGGTCTAGATCTAAGGAAGATCTCTTAGATATGTGTAGTGTGTATTATAATGGTAAGAATCTTACTCAGTCTGAGTATACAACACTTGTGAATAAGATTAACACTGAATATACACAGATTGCTGAAGAAGAATAATCTTAATCCTAGTAGATTAAATTCTACTAGGATTTTCGTTTTTAGTATACTGTAAACTTAGTAATAAGGTATATTGTTTCTCAATATACCAAATATTTTACTTTAAAGGAGAAATGGTTATGATGGATACCAATATCACTTCCTGTTATTTTATTTTAACAGAAAACTGTAACTTAAGATGTACGTATTGCTTTGAAAAGGATACTAGAGCTGTTTCAAAGTATATGAGTGAAGAAACTGCATTTAAAATGATTGACTTTTTAGTCGCAAATGCTATTGCTTCTAACGATAAGAAGCGAACTGTTAATATTACATTCTTTGGTGGCGAACCAATGCTCTGCACTGATCTTATGATAAGTATGCTTAGATATGGTGTAGAAAAAGAAAAAGAAACTGGTGTTAAAATAAAGTTTGCTATTATTACTAATGGTACTATTTATAATGAAAAGGTTGAAGCCTTTTTAGAAGAGTGGTACAGATTGACTGGGTATGTAGATATTCAGTTATCTATTGATGGTATTCCAGAAATTCAGAATGGTAATAGACCATGTGCTAATACATGTATTAAATCTTCTGATCTGGTTGAAGCTGCTATTCCTAAGTTTAAGGAATTCTTTGACAAACACAATATATCTCATGAGAGACTGCACGTTCATTCTGTAATTTCTAAATCTTCTTTACCAAGACTTTATGATTCTTATCTTTATTTTATTAGAACTTTAAAGGTTCACTTTAAATTTGCTTGGGTAATAGAAGATGATTGGGACGATAACGATGTACTTATTTTAGATAGAGAATTAGATAAGATTAATTCTGATTTATCTAAAATTACGTTGAATAAGAATAGATTCCCATTTAAGCGATTCGATAGATGTTCTGGTTGTTCTTCAGGAAGAAGAATGGTTGGAATGGATACGGATGGAAATATCTATCCTTGCCATAGATTCTTCTTCTATAATTCTGAAAGAAGAAATGATGTTTTATATGGAAATATTCATAATGAAAATCCTATTAATCCTGAAATTCAGGCTATATTTGCTGCTATTGATGAATCTAAGATGTCTGATAATCCTTGTCAGGTTTGTGTAGCTGTAAACTTTGAATTTGGTGGGGATTTATATACTAGACCTAATAATTATGACGAGAAATTTATGACGGTTATTAATAAACACTACTATAGATTTATTAATATCATTGAGCGAAGAAATACAAGTAAGTTATTAGAGTCTATGGTTAATAAGATCGATTACTTAGAGAAGAGATGCAATCGATTAGAAGAAAAAATAGAACAGCTTAGTAAAAAAGAATGTAAGTGTTCTAAACACGAATAATCTTTGTAAACAAAAGATAGGAGTGTGAAAAGTATGGCTATATCGTCAGGTGAAAAATTAACAGCTGCTGATATGAATACCATAAATTCTAATGTAATTAAAACTTATAATAGATATGGATTTTCAGGATCAGCAACAACTTTAACGTCTGGTACTGTTGTTAATAAACAGTATCTGCTTAATATGATTAATCAGATTAATGCTTGTATTAAAGATAGTAGTGATAGAATGAATTATTATTATAAAGGTAGTACATTACCAACCGATATAAGCGGTATGTCTCCTAGCCAAGTTAATACTCTATCTTCAACACAAGCATCTGTGTATAAGGATTATTGTAGTTGCTATCAGGATTGTTGTAATTTCAACTGTAGTTGTGATAATAACTGCTGTGATTATGACTGTGATTGTGATAGTAATAAGTGTTACGATTGTTGCGTATATGACTGTTATTGTGATAGCAATTGCCCGTGTGATAACGATTGCGCAGATGGATGTGGTGCAGACTGTTCTTGTAATAGTAATTGCGCACATGGTTGCGGCTCAGACGGTTGCGGTACAGACTGTTCTTGTAATAGTGATTGTGCACATGGTTGTGGTTCAGATTGCTCTTGTAATAGAGACTGCGCAGACGGATGTGGAACAGATTGTTGTGTAAATGACTGTCCTTGTAATAGAGACTGTCAAGAAGGATGCATTGATTGCACAGATTGTAATGACTGTGGAGATGTTTGGTATGGAGCTTGCAATGGCGATTGTTGTAATTTTGATGGATGTTATGATTGCTGTAACTCAGATTGCCAACATGATAACTGTTATGATTGCTCTTGTAATAGTGATTGTGCAGATGGTTGTGGCTCAGATTGCTCTTGTAATAGTGATTGTGCAGACGGATGTGGAACAGACTGTTCTTGTAATAAAGACTGTTGTAATTATGACTGTCCGGATGGATGCGGTAGTGACTGTGGATGTTATGGAGACTGCGCAGATGGATGCGGTAATGATTGTACATGCGACTATAATTGTTGTAATGGTACTTGCTGTAATTACAATTGTGTATGTGATTATGACTGTGGTTGTGATGACAATTGCTACTGTGATAGCGTTTGTACAGATTAACAATAATATAAAAGGAGGCTAGATGTACAATGAAGATAACGGTTAATAATAAGATTGAACTTAATACATTAACTTTAATTACCGAAAGAAAAGATTCTACTAACACAACAGTATTGTCTTTAACTTTTATGAATGAGTCTAAAAGTGTAATTGATATCGAAAAGATATTTGAAAACATCAATGTATTATCAGTCACGAGAACAGATTTAGATAAGCATTCTACCACCGAAAATTATAGTGCGTATAATTGCCTGGTTAAGGTAGAAAGAAAAGTAACTGATGAAGCAAACTCATTAATAGTGACATTAAAGTCCAAAAAATAAATAATATACCCCTAGTAGAGAAATCTACTAGGGGATTTATTTTAGCAATATTTCATGATCTGATCCTGAATATAGTTTTCTACGTGAACCATATACATATTACCAAATCTATCTCTTAACTCAACAAGATTAGATTTTGGATTATAGTTAATGGATTCATATACAGAGGTAAAGCTATCAAGTAATCTGTTAAGATTAGCAGATTCCTTCTTGATCATATCAATTACTTCTTCATTTGTGATAGGTAAGATAATACCCTTATCACTTTCTTTGAATACTCTCTGATTACCACTTCTGTTTGCTGCGATAGCAGACTCTGTTACTAAACCAGAAGTATAGGCTCTCTTATGGGATGGGTAGTAAACTCTATCCCAAGTAATAATCTTAATATTCTTTACATAAGCTTTACCACTCTTGTTTTCAATAGTACCTAAAGCACGTAAAGAGAAGGATGGTAATTCACCATCTCTTAAATCCTGGTCAAATGCTGCACCAAGATCATTGTTTGTGCCTATGAAAGTAGCCTTAATATCGTTACCTTCAGTCCAAACCTTTGTGTATTTTACACATACACACTGAGGGTCGATGGTCTGCTGTCTTGCTAATTCTTTAGAAGCAGGATGTCCATCTTCACCTTTTAAGTTACCGGTAGAAATAAGTTCTGCTAATCTAGCACCTCTAACTTCTGGTTCAAGGTCTACCTTAGCATAAATTCTACCGTTTCTATTTTCTACATCCATGTCCTGCAGGATTCCTTCTCCTACTACACGACGGGAATTAGTATTTGTGATATCTACAGCCTTTGTAGTCATAGCAGACTCGGCGATCAAATATCCAATAGGTCGTTCCATGTCTATAACCTCCTTTTTAGGGCTTATTGATTTATTAATATGTTTCAACTGTAAGCCCCTAGACTGTGAACTTTATATTAATAAAAGAATATAAGAGATAGGAGGTATCTTATTATGTGCAAAGTCACTATGTATAATATTAAGAATAGAGCTAACTCGTTAAAGTGCTTATCTGAGAGCAATTTCATTACCAATCATTGGTATGATAGAATGGCTTATCTTCATGATAGATTTATTAACGAGTGTTACTCTAGAAATAACTTTAAATACTTATTGGAAAACTGGGAAAGTTTAGATAGTACTACTAATCTTGCTTTCAATAAAATTATTGATGCTTTTGAAAAAGTATGTGAATCTGGTAATATCGGAGACATCAATACTTTTTCTAGTGCTATAGCTGAGAGTTTAACACCTAAGGTTAGAGATGGTGCTCAGGCTATGAATTACGTTAAGATGAAAACAAGAAGATTTAAAACAAAGTTATCTACTAAGATAACTAATAAGATTTCTAATAATACATCCGCTGCTTCTGATATTGCAAGTGATATCCAGGCTAAGCTTCAGGTTAAAGGTGCTGTATCGTCTGCCCCTCAGGGCCAGCAGGATAAGAAGGTAGAAGAAGCTGTAGATGCTGCTTTTCATAAGATTGAAGAGGCATTAGCTGTACAGATTCACTGTGATAGAATTCTTAATAACCATAAGACTCTTTCTAAACATATTGAGCTTGATAAGATTTTCAAAGAGGCTTCTGATGTGGAGCTTGCTATCGATGAAGTATGTGAATTAGTATCTAGATTTAGATCTGGTACAGAAGTTCAATATAATACTGCATTAGAAGCTTGCTGGTACACAATTAATAAGAACTTTATTCATTATGATACAAAGTCTCTGGTTAATTATGTAACTGAATATTTCTTATTTAGAGAATCTTTTGAAGAAGATGATCTTAAGAATATGAATATTATTTTAACTGAAACTAAGGTATTTGATAAAGAAGATTTAAGTGAAGCCTATAGTATTGTAAATGGTGATACTGTAGTGACCGAATCTACTTCCTTAGATGAACAGTTGTTAGACGTTAAGTTTGAATCTGGTGTTAAAGTATACTCTGAAGCTACTAATAAAGCTCAGCAACTTATTGATAACTTTAAGATAGATACAAAGAAAACTCCAGAGAAGCTTAAGACATTCATTACAAAATTCTTTGTATTATCAAAGAATAATATTGTAGATGGTACTCCATCTATTCTTAATATGATTAGACAGTTTGTAGTATTATCTACACTGGCTATCGGTCCAATTGTATTCTGTGTAACTTTGATTGCAAACTATTGTATCAAGATGAAACTTAGAAGAAAAGAGACCGAAAAGATTCGTAATGATATTAAGAAGGAAAAAGAAAAAGTCAAGAAGAAGATCGATAGTGCTAAATCTGAGACTACTAAGAAGAGATTAGAAGAGTATCTTAAAGAACTCGATAATACTTATAAGAAGGTTGACGATTATTATAGAGATCTTCATACTGACGACGAAAACTTCAGTAGAGATTCTGAAGAAGGATATGATGACGATGAAGAATTTGACTTCGATTTTGACTTTGGTGATGATGACTTTAATATAGAAGCTGCTTTAAAATCCGATATTGTAGATATGATGATTTTAGCAGAATCTGTAGATTCATTACCACAGAAAAATCTTACAGAAGATATCATATCTTGCTTACCGCACTATACTATCCAGGAATTAGCTGCGGTTACTCAGTTTGCTTGTATTGCTAATGATTTAGTTGATACAAAGAAACTTATCACAGCTATGGAAGATTACAAAGATACTATTATAGAGACTCCTGTACCTAGAACTAAAGCTGGTTATACGAGTACACTCGCTAATAGTATTTATAAATTAGAGAATGCTTCTACAATAGATTATTCTATTATAGAAAGTAAGTTACTCTATGAAGCTGCTAACGAAATATCTGAATTAAATACTAGTGTAAAGAGTGGTGTTATTCATGAATTGAATATAGCAAATACTCTTAAATTAGCCGCAGATAAAGTTAAGAAAACAGCAGTTAAATTATCTGATAAAGAAAAGGCTGCATCTAGAACTATTGATAGCTCTTTAAATACATTAAGAGACTCTACAGAAAGAGCGCTTAGAAATGATAATAGAGAAGCTATCATTAGAGGAAGTATGTTGCCATCAGCATCTAAGATTATTAAGGGTGCTATTATAGCCGGTGCTACATATGCTGTTAGCCCAGCAGTAGCAGTAATTGGTGTTCTTGGCGCATTTGCTATGAATAGTAAATTAAAGCATAAAGAACGTCAGTTGATATTAGACGACATTGAAGTCGAATTAAAGATGTGCGAAAAGTATATTAGAGCTGCAGAAGATAATAATGATATGAAGGCTCTTAAACAACTTTACGTCATTCAGAGAAACCTTGAAAGACAGAAGCAGCGTATTAAATACAATATGAAGGTTAACTTCAATCAGACTGTACCTAATGCGCCTAATTCTAGTGACGATTAAAACAAAGGAGGTACTAACCAATGGGAATTTATTCAGGAAAAAAATATAACTTTGGTTATATACATGAATTAGATATCAATGGAAAAACTGTAGAAGATGAAGAGGATGACGATAACAAGCCTACCGATTATTCTCAGGACGATGATGCTGAAGGGGAAGAAATTACTTCCCCTGAGGCAGATGAAACAAGTGAAGGCGAGGATGCACCTGAAGGTGAAGATCCCGAAGATTATACTGCTGATTCAGCACCAGAAGATTCTGAGGGGTCTGAAGAAGGAGAACCTGATAATGAAGATGATATTTCAGATATTAACCCTACTGACGATGACGATGATTCTGAGGATTATACTGCTTCAGCTCCTGATACTGAAGAGGGCGAAGGAGAAGAAGGAAACGACGGCTCTGAAGATGTACCTGATGAAGAACCAGAAGAAGCATCGGAAGATGAACCTGAAGATTATACTGCTACCGATGATGAAAATGAACCAGACCCTGCGAGTGAAGATGATCCAGATTCTGGATATGATGATACAGAGGGAGATGGTGAAACTGAAGATGGAGAATCAGATTTAGATATGGTTCAGGGAGATGATGGTGATACTGAAGATTATACAGCATCTGAACCTGACGGAGATGAAGGATCTGATGAAGGTGGAGAAGAATCTCCAGAAGACGGCGGTGAAGATATAGAAGATTATACTGCAGCTGACCCAGATGATGAAGAGGGATCTGATGAGGGTGAAGAAGGAGAAGACTCCGAAGAAGCTCCTGAAGAAGATGACACTAATACAGATGATAACACTTCTGGTTCAGTAGATGATGAAATTAAAGAGTTAGAGAAGCAGGTTTTTGCTGATTTATCTCCTACTCAAATTACTATTAGACAGACTGAATTATTGGATAATTTTATGAATCTTTATAAGACTCTTAAGAATATCGAAGAAGATATTAAAGCGGTTATGAAGACTTCTGAGAATGCAATTCAGATAGATTTCGTTGTTACGTCTATCGTTCAGTTAAAGTCTACTGTAAATGATATTATTACTACATCATTTGCAACTAGATCTTATATAGAAAATGCTCAAGCATATCAGCAATGTTTGGTAACCCTCAGTTATATTAATAAATTACTGAGTGAAATCAATCGAGAAAAGAATAGTTGAGCTTAAAATTATTAACAATATAGTAAAATACTCATAATATCTAATTTTGGGTATAACTATGTATTTATATAAAATATAAAAAGGAGGACTTAATTATGCCTACTATTGGTGAAAGACAGACATCCACATTAGGTCGTGGATATGCTAAGGATCCGTTAAACGCCTACGTTAAATCTTTCAGAGACGTAGCTCAGAATATCCTTCAGGAGTCTGGCACAGATCTGTTTAGCGAAGCTGCTAAGGTTGTCATGATGGGACAGACCAATGACGCTTTAGAGAACTTCTTCGTTGAGAACTCTGCTTGCTATGAACATATGACTGCTGAGGAAATTGAAGATCACGAAACAATGATGAAGGAGCAGTACATTAATGACCGTGCCGCTGTATTAGAATATGCAGCTATTGGTTCTTACAACCCGGTTATTGGTATGACATTCCCTCTTCATAAGAATATTCTTATGAATAACGTATTTGATAAGGGTGCTATTCCGAAGACTGTTGCTAAGTCTCCGAAGTTCACACTTACAATGGAAACAAGAACTCTTGTTACACCAGAAGGTGAAGAGATCGATATGTGGAAGGAGCAGAACAAGATGATGGATGCTATCGACAGCACAGCTCCATTCAAGAACTGTCCTGTAGCTCTTCCTGAAAATGAAACAACAGACTTACTTGCTACTTGGTTTGCAACAACTCGTGGTGATGATAATCTCTCTATCGAGACATACATCTCCAAGGTTCTTGTAACTGCATATGCAAAGACTGGTGACACAGTTGTTACTTATAATCCAGCAGCAGCTACTCCAGATGCTAAGTTCACTGAGAGTGTTGCATCTGCTGATGGTGAAGCTTTAGTTTGGAAGGACGTAAACGTTCGTTTCACTATGGCTTATGGCGAATATGATCGTCAGGTAATGGAAAAGGTTGCCGTTACTGTAGCTACAGCAAGCGGTACTAAGGTAGTAACAGGCGTTATCTCTGGTTACATGAAGAACAACATGTTCCTCATTCAGTGTTCTAACCCTGAAATCACTGCAGTTAACCTTTCTGCACGTATTGACACTTCCACAGCAATGCTTAAGACTTGCCAGGTTAAGTGGAGTGCAACTACAAAGGCATATGAAATCCCAGAAGCTATTCCGATTAACACACCTGTTTCTCCGGAAGAAGTTAAGGATATCAATGCTCTGTACAATGTAAATCAGTTAACAAAGATCATGAGCATGTTCAAGACAGTTCTTGGCGAGTACAAGGATGGCAAGATCAAGCAGCATCTTGATACTTCCTTCTTAACTATGCCGGAAAGCCAGAAGCTTGCTCGTACTTACGATATGGCTCCTCGTGATGGTTATGCACATGACCACCTTGAATGGAGACAGAGAACATTCATGGATGCATTAGATACTTATGTAACAAATCTGTTACAGGTACTCAATGATCCTAACATGACTATTACTGTTATTGGTCGTCCTGATATCATCAGAAAGATTACTCCTACTGAGTACACATATCAGACACCATCTAACATTGGTCCTGTAAACTTAGATTTCGTTAAGACAGTAGTTACCTCTGATAAGAGAACTTACAGCTTTATTAGCTCCGATAAGCTCCGTGGTACTAATGACTTAATGGTTATCCTGTGCCCAAGAAACACAGAAAGAATTATTTACATGATCTACGATTACCAGATGTATGTAAGTAATGAAATCCGTAACGCTGCTAACCCAGCATTACCAGCAATCCATGCTTTCGAAAGATGGAAGTTCGTTGAATATCAGCCAGTTCAGGCTCGTATCAAGGTTCTTAACCCATCTGGCTTAAGAGACCATGTTGCTAACACAGATCCTATTTCTAAGAGCGCTATGAACGATTTTGGTGTAGATCTGTAAAATAAATAAAAGGTAAATTCGCCTAGAGTCTATGTTTAGGCTCTAGGCGTTTTATTTTGTAGAAAGGAGAACTAAGATGCGAAAAGTGTTAGATTACAATTTTTCCAATATGGAAGCTATCATGTATAACTTCGTATTTGAAAAACCAAACGCTAAGAACACTAGAGATCTTCAGAGAGAATTAAATAAATTCTTTAATGATTGTAGATGTTTAGAAGTAATCTATACAGAAAACGATAACATGTTCTTCGGTATGAGAGTTATCCCTGTAATTGAAGCTGACACAGCAAATAGAATTATTCAGACAGACGATAGAATTAGAATTGATAAGTATTATTTAGAATTAGATTCTAAGTTATTCGAACCAATTCTTGGTTTTACCCCTGGAGAATTAACAGCTATTTTGTTACATGAAGTTGGTCATATGGTAAATGACACTCAGCCAGTTGAAGAACTTAGACGTTGTATAGATGTATATCTTGCAAGAAATAATGAAGTTATTAAGATCTCCGATTCTATTCATTATAGTGAAATACTTGCTTATGGTATGAAGGACGCATTGATCAAGCTTACAAGTATCTTTGAAACTGATGATGAAGTCCTTGCTGATGAGTTTGTTGTAGCTTGTGGATATGGAGATAATTTATCCAGTGCATTGGATAAGATTATTAAGAATGGATTCAGGATTAATGCTGGCCAGCCTAATAAGATGGTTACATTATCTTGGGTTTTAAGATTATACAAAGATGTAAGACTTAGACGTATTCCTGCAATTAAAACATTGCAGAAGGCTAAGAGTATGACATCTTCCAACTTCCAGAAGAGAGAATATGATGGTGTTATCAGACGTCTTAATAGAATTGATGATGAAGCCCTCATTGAATCTGTTTTAAGAGAAGGAAAACTTTCTAATAAGTTTAGAGAGTTGAAGTGGAATAATATTAAAGGCATTCTTGACGACACATACGAACTTAGTATGCGTATGAGAAATACTGATAATCAGGATGAAGCTCTTCAAATTCTGAGACAGATTAATTCTAATCTCAGTATTATTGAAGACTATCTTGGTTCCGAACCAGATATAAGCGACGATAAGAAAGAAAGACTCTACAAAGCTCAGAGTGATTTACTCAAGCTTAGAGACGATCTTGCTAAGAAAGTTACTTATAAAGAGAAATACTTCGGTGTTTATGTGAATTATCCAGATATTAAGATGAGATATTAATTTAAAATTAATATAACATTTTTGTAAAGGAAGTATCGGATTAGATTCGCAGAAAGAAGTCAGAATCAATGTCAGTTAGTGTCAGAGATGTCTAATTATGAGATTGATTTTAAAAACTTTGGCTACGGGTCTTGTGATCCGTAGCCTTAAATTTTTTCCAAATGAGAAAGGAGATACTCAAAATGAACGGACAATCAGTAAACAGAGAAGAACTACTATTTGAGATATTCGAATTGGTAGAGAAAGGGGAAGGCATTCAGAATGCCATTAATAAGGCCGTTGAAATACATGGTAAAGGACTTAAATTGGATACCTATTCTATTTCAGGTTCACCATCTGAATTAATTAGAATAGATTTAGCATTTATTCTCGGTAAGAATCATAAGAGAATGATTGGAATGAGTAAAGTTACTTACGATATTTTAAAAAAGAAAAAGATTGCTAACAGCAACTTAAATAAATAAGAGTATAAAAGGAGGATGTTTTATTATGGCTTTAGGAAACTATAATTCAACAGGAAACTACAGTAACAATGATCAGAAGATGTATAACCCATCTGTAATGGGTATCCGCTTAAACAATGCGGAATCTAAAATTGACCAGACCGCAATTAAGTTTGACTTCTGGAATGGTATGTTAAAGATTAGTATTGCAGGCAAGAAGCCGGGCAAGGCAAATGATGAATTCGCTTCTTTCGATTTCGAGCAGGCTGGAGTAGTTTATATTACTCATCCAAAGGCTAGAATCTTATTAGAAGAAATTAAGAAGTTAGAGGCTGATCCTTCTATCGGTAACGTTGGTGTTAACACTGGTGTAGATGGATTATTCTCTGTAAGTACAGGTGCAGAATATGGTGCAAGCTCTTACTGTTTCTCTTTGAGAAAGGTAGACAATGCAACTGGTGCTGTAACTACATCTTATGTATACGTAACTAAGGACGACTACTATCAGTCTGTAAGAAGCTTTGATGAAGGTAGTAAGTCTTTCGTTAAGGAAAACTATACTAACGTAGAGTTAGAAATCTTTAAGGATATTCTTCAGCAGTACATCTTAGCAGCTACATCTGCTATGGCAGGTAGTGTTATGAACGCTCTGAAGTTTGACCTTGGTATCATGAGAAACAACTTCAAGGGTATCTGTGATAAGCTTGGTGTTTCTACTGGTGGTAAAGGAGGAAGTTATAATTCTTCTTCTAATTTCTTTAATGGTGGTGGTAGTACTGGAGCTAAGCCTTCTGGTATTCCTACTACTGGTAGTTACTCTGAATATGAGGATTTTGATATGGAGTAAAACTATATGGCTAAATATGGCATAAATATACTTATAGATTTCGAGTGTATGATGGACATTGATTATGCGATTTATACACTCGTGAAATATAAGTACAATAAAAAATCTGGAGTCTTTTATGACTATTACATGCAATCAGAAAATGTAAATTTCATTAAGACTCTTATGCTTATTAGAAATGACATTAACCCATTAACAGCTATCTTAACCCCTGAGTATATGTCTGATGCAGACTCTCTGTATAAACAGATAATGGATGCTGACTATGAGACTATACTAAATGTGGCAGAAGCTACTGATATTTTTGGATTAATGGAAACCTATATAATGGCTCAAGATATTATATCAGTCTCAGTATTGTGTAAAGACCAAGCTCAGGCTGATATAATTAAAAAACTAGATTCATCTAGTAAAATCAATGTCATTATCTCAGAAAGAAAGAAAGTTAATCTGTCTAAATTCGATGCAATTTGGATTGGTAAATTTGCTCACATTCTGGGGTTTGATTTAAATCAGGTTAGAGGTAAACATATTTACGTCTTAAGAGCTAAATATAACCTCGAACCACACAAAACAACAGAGATTCCTAACTTGCAGATATCAGCTCTTGTGGGTAAAGTTAATAAGATTTATTTAGCTAGTGCCTATAGTTGGTTTGAAATGCCCGTGGAACCTCTGCCAGATAATGAAGAAGTTGAGGAGGAAAAGCACAATGATGAAGACTAACATTGTACGCAAAGAAGCATTAAGAAAAGTTCAGATCGATACCTTTAAGACTTTAAGAGATGCATTAGTATGCTCTTACGGTCCAAATGGCTCTTATACAAATATCGATAGAACCACTGCATTTAATAACTATTCCAAGGACGGTTATACAATTCTTTCTTCTATTCAGTTCATGGGAAGAATTGAATCCGCTATCAAGGAAGACTTAGAAAACTTAACAAGACACATTGTTAAGGAAGTTGGTGATGGTACTACAGCAGGTGTTATCTTATCTTCTCTTATCTTTGAAGAGTTATGTAAAGATGAAACAGAACACGATGCTGCTAAAGTTATCAGAGACTTCAAGGCTGCAGTTGCTAAGATTGTAGCTGAGATTGACACACATAAGAAGGAGTTTACTCCTGAAGATGCATATGATATTGCTATGATTTCTACTAACGGTGATACTGAAATCGCTAGCAATATCAAGGCTATCTATGAAGAGTATGGTAAGGATGTTTATATTGACGTAGCTGTTTCTAACACTACAGAAAACATTATCAAGATTTATGACGGCTTAAATGTACAGGCAGGTTACTCTGATTCCTGTTACATAAATCAGCCAAATGGTGTATGTCGTATCAGAAATCCTAGACTTTATGTATTCGAAGATCCTATTGATACTCCAGAAATGGTATCTTTCTTCAATACAATTCTTGAGGATAATATTGTTAGACATGTACATGCAGGTAGCACAAATTATACTCCTACAGTAGTTTTAGCTCCAAAGGTAACAAAGGATGTTTCTTCCTTTATGGACCAGTTTAATAACTACATGTATCAGTATAAGGATGATCAGATTTCTAGCAGACCTCCATTCTTATTAGTTGCTGATATTCATGAAGCTGGTAAGTTTATGGATTTAGCTAGATTAGCAAATGCTAAGCCTATTAAGAAGTATATCGATCCTAAGTTACAGGAAAGAGATATTGAAGCTGGTTTAGCACCTACCCTTGAAACCATTCATGAATTCGCTGGTACCTGTGATTTAGTTGAAGCAGATTCTGTTAAGACTAAGTTTGTAAACCCAGAAGGAATGAAGGATGAAACAGGTGAAGATTCTCAGATCCTGAAAGCTATGATCCGGGATCTTGAAGCAGAGTTAGCAAGAGCATATGAAGAAAATGCTGATGCTAATGTAACAGGTACTATTAAGAGAAGAATTAATTCTCTTAAGGCTAATATGGTAGAGTACTTAGTTGGTGGTGTTTCTGTAGCAGACAGAGATGCTATCAGAGATCTTGTAGAAGATGCTGTACTTAACTGTAGATCTGCAGCTGCTAATGGTGTTGGATTTGGTTCTAACTTCGAATTAGCAAGAGCTGCTAGATTATTAATCGAAAAACCTGAGACAGATTATGGTAGATATATTGAAGTAATTTATGATGCAGCTGAAAGTCTTCGTTCTATTCTTTACGGAATGGATTTAGAAAATTATCGTAATCAGTTTGCTGAAGAAATTGCTGATAATTGTCCAACAAATATCAGAACCGGAGAACGTGACGGTAAGGTTAAGTCCTCTATCAAGTCTGATATTGTAATCCTTGAGACAATTGGTAAGATTGTAACTCTTGCATACACATGTAATCAGTTCATTCTTCCAAGTCCAGCAGTCAATGTTTATGATACATTAGACTAAATATAGGTCGTTTAAAAAGTTACAAAATAAACAACTTTATATTAATAATATGCGGAGTATTCGTATTATGCGAATACTCCGTTATTACTGGTAAAGGGGGTAAATTTAAATTGAAGATAACATTTAATGGCTATATAGATAACCCAATGGGTAAAAAGAATGCAGTTTTTTCGCAAAGAGATATGTATCGGAAGTTATATACAGAAAAGCTTGATAAGATTATTCTCAGAGAAGCTTCTAAGTTTACATATCGATTATTTTACGACAAGGCTAACGATCGATATTTTTGCCATGTGAAAGTCCCTAGTGAAACTATTGATAGGTTTTATTATGACACTGTCATTATGTTTTACTCGGATGATCCTATGGCTAAAGGATATAAAGATTTAAGACACTATTTCGTAAAGTTTTATTCTAACGATCCGGCGTTTGTGTATACATTTGCACATGCATTTATCGAGAATGAAATCTTTATTGAAGAGCTCGTTCCTAAGATGGCAAAGAAAGCTGTCAAGGATGTAGCTAAAGAAAAGAACCCAGAAAATCTGGTAGGTTATGTGAAGTCTATTTACTTTGCATATCTTATTATGCAGAAATACAGTTTATTTGAAAAAGTGAATTACTCTACACACGGAAAGAAATTTACAGTGAAAGAGTTACTTTCTGATGTCATGGATGCTTCTAAAAAGGTAGCTCTGAGACAGGAAGAAGGGGAAAAATTAACAGCACAAAAGAAAAGGGAGAAGATTAATGCTGCTAATGCTAGCAGAAATTCTAATACTTCTACCAACAGCACTAGTAGAATTGCTCCTATTAAAAAGGTGTCTACTACTTCTAAGGTTGGCTCTACCAAATTCGTCAAGCCTATAAAAAAGAAGTAGATGATATATTATAAATATGAATAAAAATAAAGGAGAGGACTTATTATGGAGAAAGTTTCACCTATTAAAATCGTGGAAAAACCAGAGTTTATTCCAGTAGATGAATGGGTGCCGACAGAAGAAGACAGGTATTTTAAATATACCAAGGGCGCTATTGTTTTACCAATATCTCAATTCTTTGGTGTCGATCATGATCCATTATTAGACTACTTTACTGTAGCTGTAAAGAGATCATATAACTCACCAGAGTTAAAAGAGCATTTATGTAACTATTTAAACTACTTCTTGAAGTTCTATGATACAGGTCATGAGTTGTTATTGAATTATTATAATATCAAATACATGATTGACTATGTACCAGAATATTCAAAAGATGCATTCACATATGATGTAAATCGATACATATTAAATGGATTGAATTACTACAGAGTGAAGTGTATGAACAGAGACAATTATAAATTGGATTTGGATGCTAATACAAGTAGCAACCAGAGTCTTAAGTATACAAACAAGCATGGTATGATTCTTATGGAATGTAGCATCTTGTTTAATATGCTTATTCCATTATTATGCCAGTTTACTTATGTAAAGAAAGTTAGAAACGTAAAAGAATTTATTCTCTATTACGTTGATATCATTCTTGAAAAGTATAAAGATGAAGCAGATATCTATAATAAGTTATATGAATCTGTTTCCTCTAACGTTGACAGAAATAAGAATGCACATTCTACTCTTTGGTCTATGCAGCCTATTAGAGCAAAGAATGCAGTTACTTATTCTCTTGATATCGTAAACAATATTCTGTTACAGATTTTACCTAAGTATGTCTATAATCAGAATATGATTCTGTTTAACTACAGCTCGATTAGTACGAGCTTGAAGTTCCAGATTACAGATATCGGTTATGAGTATTCTTTTGTAGGATTATCTTCCTCAAAGAGAGATGCTGATAACACATCTGAGTTCGATAAATATGAGAATCACTTAACTAAGAGTGATGAATCATTGTATATCATGAACAAGGTCGCTTGTGAATCTACTATGGAAGATTTAGAAGCAAAGTATGGTCCTTTTGATCAGGATGAGATTGATTTCTATATGAAAGAATTATCCGAAGATGGCAAAGGTCCTGTTAATCAGTTTCAGATGGGATTAATCTTCAACTTATTTTATAAGTATTTTGGAGATCCTAGTGCTATTAAAGCAATTAATGCTGAAGACTATATCAAGTTAATGCTCATTGCAAAGAAGATTCTTGAAGCGAATAAGTTAGTTATTATGCCGTATATTATTACGTCTAAGATTAACAGATTCGTTACAAGAAAGAGTGTTAACAAGAAAGAATTACAGAAACTTGAATCTTCTCAGATGTATGAGATCATTAAGAACAAGTACAGAAATGAGAAGATTGAGAAGTATATTTTGAGTATTGTAGCAAATATCTTAGCATCTGAATTTCAGATTGTTGATTATGATAATGCTGAAATCAATGGTAAGATTATTAATGTAATACCAGATATGCTTATTGAAGAGATGCTGATCTATATCAGCTTGATCTAAAACTAAACCCAGATAGTTCATCGAGCTATCTGGGTTATAATAAAATTTAAGGGGGTCAATGTATGAGTGACGTAATTTACACACATTATGGGGATGATGAATTTGATTTAGAAAAATTCAACACCTATAAGGAAAGCATTGCTTCTAAACCTAGAATGGGTTTATGGGGAACAAGAGATGATGGTATTAGTTGGAAGGATTGGTGTAAATCAGAAGAGTATAGTCTTTGTGATATATCAAAGTCTTTCAAGTTTAAACTATCACCTAATGCCAAGATTTTAGAGGTTAGATCGGAACAGGATATTGTACCGTATGCATTTAGATATAACCAGCTTATTTATTATAAGGGCGAGTTTGGTAATTTCTATTATGCAATTGATTACAACAGACTTCTGGAAGAAGGGTATGATGGATTAGAGCTATTCTATTCAGGTAATCCGTCAGCTTTTAGCACAACCAATAGCGTATTCTTTGCATGGGACTGCGATTCTATCGTAGTATGGAATGAAGATGTTATAGAATTAGTGGATTAAAGGAGGGAAAATTATGGATGAACAAGAAAAGAAAACCGTAACAGTCTATTCAATGCCCCAATTGATAAGAATTATTAATTCGGGGACATTTGGTAAATGCGGTTTATGTGGTTGTACATGTAACGATGACCAGGATTATGCATTTGTAAGCACCACTGGTACTTGCCCATGTTGTCATGAACCACTTAGAATAGTTGAATTAAAGGAGGAAAAATAATATGGAATTCAGTTTAGGAAATGTAAAAATTACTTACTATTATGATGATGGTAAGCAGTACGAGATGTCCAAGAAAATCCTTGACATCACCGGTGAGAAAGAACTCATAATGATCGAATCCATTGAGATTACTGGAGGAAGATTACCTTATGAGAAGTTAGTTATGATGAAGAATGCTTTAAACGCATTCAGACAGTTAAACACTGAAAATTGTATTATCGCTGCTAGAGTCTATGTTCCTGAGCATGAGCGCAAGGGAAAACCTGATGTGCAGGTTAATACGTTATATGAAGTAAAGAGTAATATCTTCGACGGATTAGGATTCTTTAATATTAATCAGTTATATCATTATGACTGTCTTGATATTAGACCTTTCATCCTTCCAGATAATAAAGGAGCTCAGGTGATTGAGTATTGTAGTGCAATTGATTATATGATAATCTCTGACTGCAGTTTGCTCCCATTATGTAAATATCACGTAGACAATCTTGTCAAATCCGGACAGGTATTAAGAGAAGATCGTGATACAATGGCTACTAAGTTATGTGATAGACTTGAAGAAGTCATTCACGAATTTAATACACGTTCTAATAAGGAGGAAAAATAATATGGAATTTTCTATTGGAGATACCAAAATTACTTATGAAGCCGATTGGGGTAGCAATATCGATTTTGTATCTGATATTGATGATATCATCGGAGATAAGGAATTAATTATAATTACTGATATTGTAAGCACTAAGTATGGATATAATGCTTACGAGGTTGATAATCTGGGCGCAACGATTGAAGCCTTTAGAACTCTTCATAATGATAAAATTATATTTATCGTTATGCCTGGATCTGGAGAAGGTTTGCATCGTCGTGCTCTTGAAACAATATTCTCTGGATTAGGATTCGTAGATATTGCAAATATGTATAATTGTGATATGCTCGAATTGATAACTATGGTACTTGCTGAAGGTTTGGGTAGAAAGGTTGCTGCTATTGCAGTTGCGGATAAATATATGTCTAACTCTAACTTCAGTATGATGCCTATTTGTATATGGCATGTATCTTGTATGCAGCAGTATATGAATATGGAAGGTAAATTTGATGAACTAGTAGCTGAGCTTTACGAAGCTATGGAAAAGACTACCCGTGACTTCAATGCGAAATATATACCTTCCAAGAAGGAGGAAGATAATAATGATAATTGATGGCAAACAGATTTCAAAAGATATTAAAGATGAAATTAAAAGCTCTGTCAATAGATTAAGAGTACAGGATAAGTATATTCATCTTGCAGTCGTTCAGGTGGGACATAATCCCGCCTCTACGACATATGTAAAGAATAAAAAGAATGCTTGTATATATACAGGTATCCAGTATACAGATTATAATCTGGATGAAACTACAACGGAATATGAATTAATCAATATCATTCGTTGTCTTAATGATAATGATGATATTAATGGAATCTTAGTTCAGCTTCCGTTACCTTCCCATATTAATGAGGAAAGAATATTATCTGTAATTTTACCAGAAAAGGATGTGGATTGTTTCCATCCTGTAAATGTAGGTAATCTGGTTATTGGTAAGGGTAAATTCTTACCATGTACACCAGCCGGTATTATTGAGTTATTACATCGTTCTAATATCGAAATTGAAGGTAAAGAATGTGTAATAATCGGAAGATCAAATATTGTTGGTAAACCTATGGCTACTTTAATGCTACAAGAAAATGCTACAGTTACGATTTGTCATTCTAAGACAAAGAATCTTAAAGAGATAACAAAGCGTGCTGATATTCTGATTGTAGCAATTGGTAAGCCAGAATTTATTACAGCTGATTATGTCAAACCAGGGGCTACTGTTATTGATGTAGGTATACATAGATTATCAGATAACAAGCTTTGTGGCGACGTAAAGTTCGATGAAGTAGAAAAGATTGCTGGAGCCATTACACCTGTTCCTGGAGGAGTAGGCCCAATGACTATAGCAATGCTTATGAAGAACTGTTTAAATAGTTTGAAGGAGAAATAAATTATGGAAGCGCTTGATTATGAAATCGAAGATCGTATGATTCGAATGAATTTATTAAGTGCTAGAAAGAGCTCCCACATCTCTCAGCAGGAACTTGCTGAGAGATCGGGGCTAGCCCTTAGTACTATTTCAGCTATTGAATCTAACTTTGATCGAAGCCCTACATTAGAGTCTATCATAAGATACGCTAATGCGGTAGGATACAGTTTTACTACAATTAAATCACCTATCGGACATATTATTAAACCGATAAAAATACAGGAGGTTAAAAATTATGAATGTAATTAAAAGAGATGGTAGGGTAGTTCCTTACGACAGAACTAAAATTTTTTCTGCAATTAGCAAGGCTAATGTACATTTTGGCGAGAATGAACGTATTGAAGAATCGGGAATCAACAAGATTATTCTTGATATCGAAGCACTTGGTTGTGATACGATTCAGGTGGAAGAAATTCAGGACTTAATCGAAACAAAATTAATGGAATTTGGTAAGATTGCTTTGGCTAAGCATTATATCAAGTACAGATATAATCGTGAATTAGTTAGAAAATCTAACACAACAGATGAATCTATTTTAAGTCTTATTCGTAACAAGAACAAAGATGTTATGGAAGAGAATTCAAATAAAAATGCTACAGCTGCATCCACTCAGAGAGATCTGATTGCAGGTGAAGTATCTAAAGATATTACAAAACGTCTTCTCCTTCCTGAGAAGATTTCAAAAGCACATGAAGATGGAATCCTTCATTTTCATGACTCAGATTATTTTATCCAGCCTATTTTCAATTGTTGCTTAATTAATATTGGAGATATGCTTGATAATGGTACGGTAATGAATGGTAAACTTATTGAAAGCCCTAAGAGTTTTCAGGTTGCTTGTACTATTGTAACTCAGATTATTGCTGCTGTTGCTTGTAGTCAGTATGGTGGGCAGTCTGTAGATACACATCATTTAGGTAAGTACTTACGCAAGAGTAGAGAAAAGTATGAGGCTAAATATAGAACTCAGTTTGGTGATCAGATTACAGAAAACACATTACGTGAATTGGTAGATGATCGCTTAAAAGATGAATTAAGATCTGGAGTTCAGACTATTCAGTATCAGATTAACACTCTGATGACTACAAATGGTCAATCTCCATTCGTCACTTTATTTTTAAATTTAGATAAAGATGATGAGTACATCGAAGAGAACGCTATGATTATCGAAGAGATTCTTCGTCAGCGTTTAGAAGGTATTAAGAATGAGAAGGGTGTTTATGTGACCCCTGCATTCCCAAAACTTATTTATGTATTAGATGAACACAACTGTTTACAGGGTGGTAAGTATGATTATATCACTAAGTTAGCAGTACGTTGTTCTGCTAAGAGAATGTATCCAGACTATATTTCTGCTAAGAAGATGAGAGAACACTATGAAGGTAACGTATTCAGCTGTATGGGTTGCCGTAGTTTCTTGACAACATGGCAGGATGAACATGGTGTATATAAATTCGAAGGAAGATTTAATCAGGGTGTTGTATCTCTTAATCTTCCTCAGATTGGTATTATTGCAGATGGAGATGAAGAATACTTCTGGCAGTTATTAGAAGAAAGACTTGGTCTCTGTTTTGAAGCATTAATGTGTCGTCATAAAGCATTAGAGGGTACATTATCTGATGTAAGCCCTATTCATTGGCAGCACGGTGCAATTGCAAGATTAAAGCCAGGTGAAAAGATTGATAAGTTACTTCATAATGGTTATTCCACTATTTCCCTTGGTTATATTGGATTATATGAAGTTACTAAGTTAATGACTGGTGTAAGTCATACAGAAGAAGGTGGTAAAGAATTTGCTTTGAAGATTATGAATCGCCTTCGTAGAGCAACTGATGGTTGGAAAGCAGAAACAGGAATTCATTTTGGATTATATGGCACCCCTGCAGAATCTCTTTGCTATCGTTTTGCTCGTATTGATAAAGCTAAGTTTGGTGAGATTAGAGATGTAACTGATAAGGGTTATTATACTAATTCTTACCATGTAGATGTAAGAGAAAAGATTGATGCATTCAGTAAGCTCAAGTTTGAATCTGACTTCCAGGTTATTTCTTCTGGTGGTGCAATTTCTTATGTAGAGATTCCTAATATGCGTCATAACCTCGAAGCATTAGAAGAACTTGTTAAGTTTATTTATGATAATATTCAGTATGCTGAATTCAACACCAAATCTGATTACTGTCATGAGTGTGGGTTTGACGGAGAAATTATTATAAATGATAATCTTGAATGGGAATGCCCACAGTGTGGTAATAAAAACCATAATAAGATGAACGTATCAAGACGTACTTGTGGATTGACTAAACTAACTAGTCCACGTTAAATCGATTAAATTGCTGGGAACTCCTTAGAGCCTTAACAACCAAACAATTGTAGGGATACAATTGCGGCGAGTAGTAACGGACTCGGTATGGTGACATCGTTAAGGATTGGACAATCAAAAGCAGCGAAACTTCTAGAACAGAAGGACGTTCAACGACTATAATATCGACTAATTATCTATATCACTGGCAGATTTGTTAGTAGAGTAATAGATAATTAGATGGGATAGTCTACTCCCGTATTAAAGTA